TAAAGCCCGTGCGTCTGTCCAAAGAGCTCAGTACACTCATCGGTACGGGCGAAGACGAACTCGTCCCTCGGAATATCGTCAATCGTAAGATTAACGAGTACGTAAAAACCCACGACTTGCAAATTCCAGAATCTCGTCAAAATTTCCGCGTGGACGATGATCTCGGTAAACTATTCAAATTGGAACCGGGAACAACCGTTCACTATTTCAAAATGCAGACGTACCTCAAGTGTCACTACCCCAAACAGGACAAACCCAAGGTCGTTGTTGAAGATGTTGTCCCCGCTTCCGTTGTTCCCGTTGAAGATGTACCAGTTGATGTTCCCGTTATTCCCGTTGAAGATGTACTATAAAAAAAAGGTCTTTAAAAAAAATAAAAAGTCTCACTTGTTGTTCACCGATACGTAAACACTTTTACCGGCGGCGGCGGCGGCGGCGTCCGGATATGTACTGTAATTTCGGAACACATATACTGATTGTTGAAATCGACGAAAACCAACACCGAGCGTACGACACCACGTGTGACAACAAGCGTTTGTGTGAGTTGTACCAGGATTTCGGACACACACCGGTTGTGTTTGTGCGATTTAACCCGGACGACTACATAAACACAGACGGTACAAAAGTAACTTCGTGTTTCGGGTATAACAAAGCAAGTAGCGTCTGCACAATCAAGAAATCTAAAGTACAAGAGTTTGCTACGCGTATACGTTTATTATGCTCGACGATAGAACAATACACTACCGAGTTTCGTACCGAACGTCCAATAACCCAAGACCATCTGTTCTACGACATTTGAACGCATTTTTTATTCTTCTTAAATTAGTTCTATCAGTCGTCGATGTCATCGAAAAACGCCTTCCTTGTCACTTTAGGGTCTGACGACGTAGTTTTTTCTGGTCCGACAAAATTATTCTTAGGATTACTCACCGGAATCTCTTTGATCTCCGGTGGTTTTTCGAAGAAACTACTTCCACCACCACCACCATTCTCCGGTGGTTTTTCTGATTCGTCGTTCGATTCCGATTCCGCGTCGTGGTCCAAATGTTCTACCGGTTCTATCGGTTCTGGTTCTACCGGTTCTTCCGGTTCTACCGGTTCTTCTGGTTCTTCCGGTTCTGATTCGTCGGGTTCCGATTCGGAATCACTCATTGTATCGCCCAGGTAAGACTCTAATATATTTTTAATAGGAAGCATGTCGCGGACGGTGTCTTCTATACTAAGCTCAATCAAAGGAAACACATCGTGCATGTTCCGGAGAACGTTTCCGCCATATCGCTTATTACTGAACGTAAACGGATCGTTGTAAATACTTTTGGACACGTTCACGTACACTTTGTGAACGAACGTTTCGTTCGTGGGTACCACCAACTTCACTTGGCGCTTTTTGGAATTCATCTTCACGGACGTCAGAATACGTACGTTACTCAAGAACACTGCGGTGATCAGGTCGTTGATGTACGAACACGAGTCCACAATCTTAGCGGTCGCTTCTTTAATCACGTCCGAGTTCCATTTGGGGACTTGTTGTAATTCGTTTTGAAAACATATCAACAGATCATCTTTTCGCTCACACTTCTCGATGGATTCAGAGTATATATCAAACAAACGTTCGTAGATGATTGGTCTCATCACATTTATCAATTGTTTGGTATACTGCTGCTTCGCTTCCACCACAATACCCAGATTCATATCCCGCGTAGATATGTTCTTCATTTTACAAAAATAAGAAGGATTTTTTAATAAGGTTATGGACGCGTTTTTTTTATTACGTTTTCTCAAACCGTACCATTTTCCCTCTGTTGTTGTTTTTTTCGTTCTTTTCGTGTTTTTCCTTGTTGTTTAACATTGACCAGTCGACGTACACGTGGTTATTTTCGTACGGAAACACCACAAGACCACAGCGCGCGAGCTCTTTCATAATATAATACATCGCTTTGTTAATATCGTACCGAGGGTTCCCGTACACGATAAAAGGCACACGGTACGTCATGTTGTTGCGTCCCACGTCGTCCTTCTTGCGTATATGAGCCAATACGTCTATGATGATTGTTTTGTAAATTTGTTTGTCGTCGCGTTTTTTATCAACATGACTCTTTTTCAGATACAGAACCGCTTGTGAAACTTCGTTCATTTTCTATTCTATTTACTTGTTTTTTTTTCAACTGTTTTTTCACGAATAATACGGATATATATTTTAGGAAGAAGAGGAGCTTTCTTTTTGACCGGTTTTTTGCGCTTCTTCTTGACCGGTTTTTGGGGCTTCTTCTTGACCGGCTTTTGGGGCTTATTTACCACAATTGGGTCATTATTGTTATTTGGTTTTAACGGGTCATTGTTGTAAGTAGAAGGCGATATGGGGCTAAATGGTTTAACCGGATTGTTGTAAGTAGAAGGCGATACGGGGCTAAATGGTTTAATCGGATTGTTGTATGGTTTTAGCGGGTTGATGTTGTTAAATGGTTTTAATGGGTTGATGTTGTTAAATGGTTTTAATGGGATGTTGTTGAAAGGTTTTAATGGTTTTAACGGTTTTTTGTTGTATGGTTTTAGCGGGTTGATGTTGTTAAATGGTTTTAATGGGTTGATGTTGTTAAATGGTTTTAATGGGATGTTGTTGAAAGGTTTTAATGGTTTTAACGGTTTTTTGTTGTATGGTTTTAGCGGGTTGATGTTGTTAAATGGTTTTAATGGGTTGATGTTGTTAAATGGTTTTAACGGTTTTTTGTTGAAAGGTTTTAATGGTTTGTTGTTGAAAGGTTTTAATGGTTTTAACGGTGCTACAACAGGGCTAAATGGCTTGTTGTAAGGCACCACAGGAGTAAGACTTTTCAGAGATCCACACTTATATCTATTTATTTCAGATATAACCTGTGATTTACGTATTTTTAAAAAAATACATTGTTGTGAATCTCCTACCGACCGTTTTTTGAATCGCATCCAAGTTCGCGAAGCTGTTTCTCGATCATCGCCTTTTCGCGCAGTAGTTCGGCACATCTCCTCCGAATGTTGTTGTTGTTATTTGAAGCACCTCCTCCGAACGGGACAATAGGGCCAGGACCAGGGCCAGGACCAATACCAGGAACAATCGGTCCAGGAATAAGAGGATTGTTGGGTATCATGAGCTGAGACACGAACTGTTTGTTGTAATGACCGGGACCCATAGGCCCATTGGCCTGAAACGCATAATCACGCCCGAGAATTTTCCCAAGCGCGGAAATATTGGAATCACGAAGCTTTTGGGGGACGAACGCGAGCAAAGGTTTCTTGTTGTTCTGGTTGAAAAACAGTAAGCGATTCTTATTCATAAGATTGTTACGTTGGGTAGTCATCTTATTGTACGCGCGTAAGTTGACAATCCCTTTCGCGCCCGCGAAACGTTTGAGCGCGTTGTTGTTGTTGTTGTTATAACCACCACCACCAACGTTCGCCGAAAAGTTCAACTTGTTACGAGCGTTCTGTTCGCGCATCTTGCGTGCGTTGTTAGCCGTCACCAACGCGCCACCACCACCAACGTTCGCCGAAAAGTTCAACTTGTTACGAGCGTTCTGTTCGCGCATCTTGCGTGCGTTATTAGCCGTCACCAACGCGCCACCGAGGCCTACATTTTTGTTTTTTTGCGTATTTGACTTAAATAGCGATAACATTTTATATTATATAATAGCATAAAAAAAATCATTTAAGGACAAACCATGTTATATGAGTAAAATGATTACCCCACTCGAAGATTTGAAAATTGAGTCGCTTGCGTTCGGAACTCCTAAAAAGACAAAGGATCACTATGCAATCAGTTTGTTCACCGGAGAGGAGAAACAGCGCATCATGATTCAGACGCCTAAATTGAAGTTGAACGCCGATTTAAGTCTGGAACCTATGACATTCGCAGACATGACGTGTTCCAACACAGAGTTTATTGAGTCGATTAAGCAAGTAGATCATGCAATGGTGTCCCTAATCAAGGCGAATAGAGAAACATGGTTTCCCGATAAAAACATCGACGACACATTCGTGGAGGTCGGACAGATGTCTAGTGTGCTTATGAAAAACGTTCTTCGACTACGCGTTCCCCCAAAAGTGGACGTATTCGATAGTGCCAAGAACCAACTAACCGAACTCACGCACATAGACGCGGGGACGTCCGTTCGGTGTATCTTGCATTTGTCCGGTTTGTGGTTTACAGCCACGCGATGGGGACTCTCTTGGAATGTCGTACAGTTAAAAACGTACCCGAAAGAAAAACCCAAGACGGTCTATTCCGGGTATTTGTTCCCCGACGAGGACGATGAGTCTAGTACTTCAATCGTCGAGGATATAGACACCGTGACCCCACCACCTGGGGTTTGAGTCTGAAAAAAAAATAAGTTGTAATAAATTATATTAAATGAAGTTTCTTGAAAAGGTAACAAAAATGTCTATTATCGACATGCTCATTGTTGTTGTGGCTCTTTACGCCGCGTATATGGTGTACAAGTGCTCTGCGCAGAAGGAACATATGTTCGTGGATAGCCAACCTTCTCCGGTCGAAGAAACCGGAAACGACTACCGCCAGCAGCAACAGCAACAGCGGCCCACCGGAAGTTGCGGATCTGGTAATGGGGTCTCTACGAATCTACTTCCTAAAAAGCCTACTGACACCACTGGAAATGGGGGTCCCGCCGCAGGGTTTGAGTTCGCGCCTTTGCAGGGAATCAACTTTCTAACCGCCGAACAAAAGATCGGTATCGATTCGATTCATTCCAGCCTTCGTAATGCGAACCATTCTTTCCGCGAGGACCCTCACATTCCCAAAACCTCCGTTGGACCTTGGATGAACAGCACCATCGATCCCGACCCCACGCGCAAGCCCATTCAGTAAATTTTTTACCTTTTTTAATTTTTGTTTTCTTGTTTTGTTGAACCTTCCCCTATTGGGTTAATAATAGCCCCCCCCCCTCCCCCCCCCTCTCCCATGCCTTTTTTTAATTGTTTTTTCTTTTTTACGACTTTTGGGTGATAAAAAAGAAAAAAAAACATGGCAATAATGTTAAATGATAATTCCGACCGATGCGTGTTTTTCCGATCTTCGTGTTGAAAATAATATAAATATCAACAACATTGACCTTATTGACCGAGAAACCGGTCGGATCACGTCGGCACTCGTTTCATCTACTATTGAATTGGACTATAGTGATGCGGTGGAAGTGTTGGTGAACGATACACTCAATACTTTTAGTAACATTATAAGCAACAATGTGAACATCCTCGATGTTCGGTTAACAGGTAATGTAAATGCGTTGGAAAGTAATGTGAGATTCATATCAGGTGATGTGATTATGATTCAGTATGCACTGGTAGAATTAGAGGACAGTGTCGATGACTTACAAACCCAGTACACGTCTATCGAATTCGAATTGGGTAACTTGGACATTCTATTGACCCAAGCAAATGCGGCCAACCTTGCGGAGTATCTTTCCACCACGAACCTCCGAGGGAACGTGGCGACTTTGGAAACCAGTGTACTATCTATCGAATTCGAATTGGGTAACTTGGACATTCTATTGACCCATGCAAACGCGGCCAACCTTGCGGAATATCTTTCAAACTTGGAAGACACTTCCACGAACCTCCGAGGGAACGTGGCGACTTTGGAAACCAGTGTACTATCTATCGAATTCGAATTGGGTAACTTGGACATTCTATTTTCTCAGGCAAACGCGGCCAACCTTTCGGAATATCTTTCAAACTTGGAAGACACTATCGAAATCGAGTTGGGTAACTTGGACAGTGTGTTTGTCCCGGCAAACGTGGACAATCTTTCAGATTATCTTTTGAACTTGGAAGACACTTCCAAGAACCTCCGAGGGAAAGTAGAGACTTTGGAATTCGAGTTGGGTAACTTGGACAGTGTGTTTGCCCCGGCAAGCGTGGATAACCTTTCACAGTATCTTTTGAACTTGGAAGACACTTCAACGAACCTCCGAGGGAACGTAGAGACTTTGGAAACCAACGTCGCGTCTATCGAATTCGAGTTGGGTAACTTGGACATTCTATTTACCCCAGTAAACGCAGCCAATCTTTCGGAATATCTTTTGAGCTTGGAAGACACGTCAACGAACCTCCGAGGGAACGTAGAGACTTTGGAAGCTAATGTAACATCTATCGAATTCAAGTTGGGTAACTTGGAAACCAGTGTAGAGACTTTGGAAACCAACGTAGAGACTTTGGAAGCCAGTGTTGTGTCTATCGAATTCGAGTTGGGTAACTTGGACAGTGTATTCGTCCCGGCAAGTGTGGATAACCTTTCAGAGTATCTTTTGAGCTTGGATACTTCAACGAACCTCCGAGGGAACGTAGAGACTTTGGAAGCCAATGTAGCGTCTATCGAACTCGAGCTGGGTAACTTGGACAGTGTGTTTGCCCCGGCAAGCGTGGATAACCTTTCACAGTATCTTTTGAACTTGGACACTTCAACGAACCTCCGAGGGAACGTAGAGACTTTGGAAGGTAATGTGGAGACTTTGGAAGCCAATGTTGTGTCTATCGAATTCGAGTTGGGTAACTTGGACAGTGTATTCGTCCCGGCAAGTGTGGATAACCTTTCAGAGTATCTTTTGAGCTTGGAAGACACTTCAACGAACCTCCGAGGGAACGTAGAGACTTTGGAAGCCAATGTAGCGTCTATCGAACTCGAGCTGGGTAACTTGGACAGTGTGTTTGCCCCGGCAAGCGTGGATAACCTTTCACAGTATCTTTTGAACTTGGAAGACACTTCAACGAACCTCCGAGGGAACGTAGAGACTTTGGAAGGTAATGTGGAGACTTTGGAAGCCAATGTTGTGTCTATCGAATTCGAGTTGGGTAACTTGGACATTCTATTTACCCCAGTAAACGCAGCCAATCTTTCGGAATATCTTTTGAGCTTGGAAGACACTTCAACGAACCTCCGAGGGAACGTAGAGACTTTGGAAACCAATGTAGCGTCTATCGAACTCGAGCTGGGTAACTTGGACAGTGTGTTTGCCCCGGTAAGCGTGGATAACCTTTCACAGTATCTTTTGAGCTTGGAAGACACTTCAACGAACCTCCGAGGGAACGTAGAGACTTTGGAAGCCAATGTAGCGTCTATCGAACTCGAACTGGGTAACTTGGACAGTGTGTTTGCCCCGGCAAGCGTGGATAACCTTTCACAATATCTTTTGAACTTGGACAGTTCAACGAACCTCCGAGGGAACGTAGAGACTTTGGAAGCCAATGTAGCGTCTATCGAACTCGAACTGGGTAACTTGGAAGCTGACGTAGAGACTTTGGAAGCTAATGTAACATCTATCGAATTCAAGTTGGGTAACTTGGAAGCTAACGTAGAGACTTTGGAAACCAACGTAGAGACTTTGGAAGCTAATGTAGAGACTTTGGAAGGTAATATAGCATCTATCGAACTCGAGCTGGGTAACTTGGACAGTGTGTTTGCCCCGGCAAGCGTGGATAACCTTTCACAGTATCTTTTGAACTTGGAAGACACTTCAACGAACCTCCGAGGGAACGTAGAGACTTTGGAAGGGAACGTAGAGACTTTGGAAGGTAATGTAGAGACTTTGGAAGGTAATGTAGCATCTATCGAATTCGAGTTGGGTAACTTGGACATTCTATTTACCCCAGTAAACGCAGCCAATCTTTCGGAATATCTTTTGAGCTTGGAAGACACTTCAACGAACCTCCGAGGGAACGTAGAGACTTTGGAAGGTAATGTAGCATCTATCGAATTCGAGTTGGGTAACTTGGACATTCTATTTACCCCAGTAAACGCAGCCAATCTTTCGGAATATCTTTTGAGCTTGGAAGACACTTCAACGAACCTCCGAGGGAACGTAGAGACTTTGGAAGCCAATGTAGCGTCTATCGAATTCAAGTTGGGTAACTTGGAAACCAGTGTAGAGACTTTGGAAGCTAACGTAGAGACTTTGGAAGCTAATGTAACATCTATCGAATTCAAGTTGGGTAACTTGGAAACCAGTGTAGAGACTTTGGAAGCTAACGTAGAGACTTTGGAAACCAACGTAGCGTCTATCGAACTCGAGTTGGGTAACTTGGACAGTGTGTTTGCCCCGGCAAGCGTGGATAACCTTTCACAGTATCTTTTGAACTTGGACAGTTCAACGAACCTCCGAGGGAACGTAGAGACTTTGGAAGGTAATGTAGCAACTATCGAACTCGAGCTGGGTAACTTGGACAGTCTGTTTGTCCCAGTAAGTGCGACCAACCTTTCAGAGTATCTTTCGGGTTTGGAAAATTCCACTTCCATCCGAGGGAACGTAGAGACTTTAGAAGCAATTTTACCAACCATTAACACAAATTTACAAGTCGTGTTTAATAATGTCGAAGCCGCCCTTCACTCTACCCAGTACAATATACATACTCTCAAACAACGTATGGATCTTTTGGAAGGCTTGAATGTGTTTGAACCGGCCTTCACCATGGTTTCAGCGAACGACGCGACAATCGTATTTCGAAATTTACAAAAAGGGACGAGTGTAAGGGTCATAATCACACCATCCGCTAACGATACTATTATTCACGAAACCAATGTACACTTGGACACGTTACGCATTATAGGGTTGGAGCCAAGTACCGCGTACACTGCAAACATAGGGAGTCCCGATTATTTCACAGTGATTGAGTTCACCACCCCGTCTTCGAGCGATTTTTCGTTGACTTTTGTCGAAGGAAACGTCACCATGCAAGGTCCGTTATTGTCCGGCGAGTCTTCTGGTTCCTTACGCGTGTACGTGAAAGACCAAAGTCGTGACAATATCACGGTCTACTCGAGCGAAATCCCGGGTGGATATTATTATGGCGCAGTGGTAACGTTTGACGTGTCCGGAAACGTAACCGCGGGGAATTACGTCTTTGAAGTCAAAGATACCGTGACCGACGTCGTTCTGGCCAATTTAGAGTTTTAAAAAAAAATTAAAAAAGGCTTTTAAGCGTAATACGTGTTTATTGATATAATGAGCGATTGTAGTAGTGCGACTCGGGAAGAACACGTCGAATCGGATATTCATGAATTCAAACAAGCGGTGATTGAGTGGGTTCGTATAGAGGACGAGCTCTCTGCGGCACAAAAGATTTTGCGTGACAAGCGCAAGCGCAAACAGAACCTCGCAGACGTTATATCACAGTACCTGAAGAACCACGACAAGACCGTATGTGACTTGGGCGACAACGAGTGTTTGGTCTTGTCTACTCGAAAAACCATGTCCGCTCTAAAAAAAGAGAATGTTCTCTCGGTACTCACCGAAGTCTTTAACGGCAAAGAGGACACGGCCAAGTCGGTGATGGACCGGATGTACGCGCTGCGTGATACCCGCGAAAAAGATGTCATAAAAAGAGCCAGTCTGTAAATTAAATAATAAACAAAAATGAATGTTCTCGTATTGTCCGGTGGGGGCGTCTTTGGCGCTTTACATTTAGGCGCCTTGCACAAAAAAGTAAACAAGTATCGCGTGATTGCGGGTACATCCGTCGGCGCAATTATCGGCGCGTTGCTCGCGGTGGGATACGAGCCCCTTGAGTTGTTGCGCGTGATGCCGGACACGGGACTGATTACACCGGACATTCAACTCGTCGGGTTTGGCGCGGCGTCCCAAGAACCTTTAACGCGTTTCATCGAAACACTACTCAAGGAGAAATGCGACGGGCAATTGTTGACGTTTCGTGAAATACATACCCGTTTTGACGTGGACCTCGTCGTCACTGGAACGTGTCTCGATACACAACGTAGCGAGTACTTTCACCGCCATTTACACCCACACATGTCCGTGATTGACGCGTTACGAATATCGTGTTGCGTGCCGTTGCTCTTCCCTCACATTCAATACAAAGGTAAAACGTACGTCGACGGATTTGTTACGGACAACTTCCCGTTAGCGTTCACGCGGACGTACGTCGACACGTACTTCCCTGAAAAAGAAGTAGAAATCCTTATTCACGCACAAAATATCGTACATCGCGCGATGGCACTTACCGCTACGGGCACCTGTTTTTCCACTTTTCACGGATACATACAAACACTGTTTAGAATCTTTCTCGATTCGAAATCGTACGACTACGGCGATGTACCGGTCCTCGAACTCACCCCGAAAACAGGGGTTAATATGATGAAGTATACACAACACGACTTGGAACGACTGTTTAACGAAGGTTACGAAACCACTTAAAGAGCGTCAGGGGTTTAAAAAAGACAAGCTTTAAAAAAATGTTTACACGTTACCAAGCTCGTGGCGAACTGTACAATCAAGTGTTGGACGAACCCAACATGTTGGCGTGTATCCTTCAACACTTGAGGGACCCGGCGGACATTGTCCATTTGAAGAGCATCTGTTGTCCACGGAAACCGAGCATGACACGCTTTCACGACACGATCCATATCGCTTTACTTGAAAAACAAGAAGATTTCATCAAGAAAAAGTTGGGAAATTTTGCTCACCAAGTGACTGTTTATGTCAACCAAGTGTTATCAATACCAGGTGATAACCGTCAGTCTCTCGACAATCTGTTTGAATTTCTGCTGGAAAATATGTGGTACCAAAAAAACACGAATCTGCAATCGTTCAATAGGACCATCGAACAAAGGTTGGTTGAATTGGCTCTGGATGAACGTTATTCTCATAACGCGCTGCATTATTTGGGTTTGTTGTACAATATCCATGTCAGAGGTATAATGATTGAAGACGACGAGGTGGTCGAATATATCATAGACTCCAACGGCAACTCTTATTTTATTTGAAAAATATTACCAAAGCTCGCGACGAAAACTTCCTTTACTCTGTGACATGACTAGAAAACTTATTTACACTGGACACTTACAATAAATACGACGACGGGGTCGCAGTCTCGCGTTATACGACGACGGTTACGAAGAAACCACTTAAAGAGCGTCACCCTATAGTAGTAAGAGCGACAAGAGCAAGTTAAAAACAAGCAAGTTAAAAAAAGCAAGTAAAAATGTCGACAGCTGAACTGTACAATCAAGTGTTGGACGAACCCAACATGTTGGAGTGTATCCTTCACCACATGGAGAATCCGGTGGACATTGCTCATTTGAAGAGTATCTGTCCATCGAACATGACACGCTTTCACAACACGATCCAGACCGTTTTACTTGAAAAACGCGAAGATTTGATCGAGAAAAATTTTGACAAGTTTGTTCGTGAAGTGACTGTTTATATCGACCAACTGTTCTCAACAATAGGCGATAACCGTCCCGTGCTCCGCAAACTGTTTGTTTTTCTGAAAAACAACAATGTGTGGTACAAAGAGGGTATGCAACTGCACTCGTTTGATCGAATCATTGAACGAAAGATGACCGAGTTTGATTTGGAGTATTCTCATAACGCACTAAAATCTTTGAGAATGATATTCCGTGAAAGATGTTTGATGCTCAACGATGAAGAGCTGGCTGAATTCATCACTCCATCCGGACTCTACTAAGTAGCCCGCGACCCAAAACTTCATTTCCTCTGTGACCTGTGTGACACGACCGTAACGACCTTCCGTCTAAATCACTTAAAGACCGTCACCATATAGGAGTAAGAGAAAGACAAGTAGACAAGAGACGACTGTCTGGAGTTTTTAACGACGAAACCACTTAAAGACCGTCACCATATAGGAGTAAGAGAAAGACAAGTAGACAAGTGCAATCAAGTTAAAAAAAGACAAACAAGTTAAGAAGAAACAAAAATGTCGACAGCTCATTCCGAATTGTACAATCAAGTGTTGGACGAACCCGATATGTTGGAGTGTATCCTTCACCACATGGGACCGACGGACATTGTCCATTTGAAGAGTAGCTGTCCATCGAACATGACACGCTTTCACGACACGATTCAGACCGTTTTACTTGAAAAACACGAAGATTTCGAGAAAAAGGTGGACAACTTTGCTCGTGAAGTGGCTGTTTGTGTCGACCAAGTGTTCTCAGATAACCGTCACGCTCTCGGCAAACTGTTTGATTTTCTGAAAGACAATCATATGTGGTACAAAGAGGGTATGCAACTTCAATCGTTTGATCGGCTGATTGAACGAAAGTTGATCGAGTTTGCTTTGGATGAACGGTATTCTCAGAACGCACTGAAATCTTTGAGTGTGTTATTTGATATCTATGAAAGATGTTTGATGCTCGACGACGAAGATCTGGTTGAATATATCTATCTATTAGGACTCTACTGGTAAATTATCAAAGCTCGCGACGAAAACTTCCTTTACTCTGTGACCTGTGTGCCACGACCGTACGATCTTCCGACGAAACCACCATATGACCTGTGACCGGTGACCTTCCATGCGACGGGTTTCTAAACCCGAAACCACTTAAAGACCGTCACCATATAGTAGTAAGAGAAAGACAAGTAGACAAGTGCAATCAAGTTAAGAAGAAACAAAAATGTCGACAGCTCATTCCGAACTGTACAATCAAGTGTTGGACGAACCCAACATGTTGGAGTGTATCCTTCAACACGTGGGGGACCCAGCGGACATTGTCCATTTGAGTCTCTGTGGGAAATCGAACCTGACACGCTTTCACAACACGATTCGGACCGTTTTAGTTGAAAAACACGAAGATTTAATCGGGAAAAAGGTGGAAAAGTTTGCTCGCGAAGTGGCTGTTCATGTCGACCAGTTTTTCTCAGCAACCCACACGCTCACGGCAAGTCGCGCTATCGACAAACTGTTTGATTTTCTGAAAGACAATCACATGTGGTACAAAGAGGGTTTGATATTTCTTCACTCGTTTGATCGAATCGTCGAACGAAAGTTGACCGAGTTTGCTTTGGACGAACGGTATTCTCGTAACGCACTTGAATCGTTGAGTGTGCTATTTGATATCCATGAAAGATGTTTGAGGTACCACGGCAATGAAAGATGCCTGATGCTTGACGGCGACGACCTGGTTGAATATATAGATAATTCTGGAATCTATGATTAATAAAAAGCTCGCGACCCAAAAACTTCCTTTCCTCTGTAACCTGTGACTTGTGACTTGTAACCTGCGACTTGTGACTTGTGACTTGTAATCTGTGACTTGTGACTTGTGACCTTCCATACGACGGTTTTTTTTACGAAACCACTTAAAGAGCGTCACCATATAGGAGTAAAGAGAGAGACAAGTTAACAGAGACAAGAAAGTAAACCAAACAAGTTTAAAAATGTTGACACGTTACCAAGCTCATTCCGAACTGTACAATCAAGTGTTGGACGAACCCAACATGTTGGAGTGTATCCTTCAACACGTGGGGGACCCAGCGGACATTGTCCATTTGAGTCTCTGTGGGAAATCGAACCTGACACGCTTTCACAACACGATTCGGACCGTTTTAATTGAAAAACACGAAGATTTAATCGCGAAAAAGGTGGAAAAGTTTGCTCGCGAAGTGGCTGATTATGTCGACCAAGTGTTCTCAACACCAGGTGATAACCGTCGCGTTCTCGACAAACTGTTTGAATTCTTGATAAACAATATGTGGTACAAAGAAAGTCTGACGCTTCAATCGTTTGATCGGATGATTGAACGAAAGTTGATCGAGTTGGCGTTGGACGAACGGTATTCTCATAACGCATTGAATTCTTTGAGTGTGTTATTTGACATCCATGTAAGATGTTTGATGCTTAACGACGACGATCTGATTGAATATATCGTAGACTCTACTGGTAACACGCATTTTATTTAAGGAAATGTTACGCTTAGTATTGTAATTACTTGTAATTAAAGTAAAAAAAAAGATGTTGCTTCAAAATTTACCTTACGAAATGACTGACAAGATACTGAACGAGCTCTCATGTGCGGACTTGGCGCGGTTCAAGTGTGTGAGCAAGGAAGGCAAACGTGTGGCGGATCGCGTGCGCGGACCTTTAATGAATGCGTTAAATTCGCCGTTAGTTCCTGTCGGAATAACACCCACAATAAACCCGAGTCGTATCTTCCGGTACCAGCGTTCGCTCGACAAGGACGAAGACATCGAATACTGGACTCAACGTTTCAAGGACCCTTTTCAGTCCGTCGTTCGATCGCAGCTCGTCAAACGGTTCAAACGCAACAACAGTTCAAAACACGACAGGGTCACTAGCGAACAACGACGGGTCGTAAACACCGAACCCGACGGTGGAATCGTGATGGTCCAAGCGTACGCGGGTACCGGCAAAACCACCACCCTGTTTCATTACGCCCAACGATGGACCGAACGAAAAATATTGTACCTCGCGTACAACAAACTGCTCGCGGACGAGAGCAAAAAACGTTTCGAGTCCCTTCCGAACGTTCACGTAACGACCATTCACGCGTTGGCGCTACAGCACGTCCCCGTGACCAACGTAGGGAATCTCAGCCTGAAACATGTGAAAGAGTTGCTCGGCATGGCATCCGTGAACGAAAAGACCCGCCTTGTGCTCAACGAGTTTGGGCGATACTGTAGCTCGGACACATTGGAACCGTCGGCAGAGAACGAACAAACACAAACCTTGTGGGCCCGTATGTTCGAAAGTGAAAACATTAAAGTGGCGCACGACGCGTACCTCAAATTGTTCCAGATGTCTCGTCCCACGTTGCACGAATACGACGTCATCATGTTGGACGAAGTACAAGATTGTACCGATTGTATCCTCGATATCGTGCTCCGACAAACACACGCCACACGGCTCTTCGTCGGGGATGTGTACCAAAAGATTTACGGGTTCAGGCATGTCGGAAACCCGTTTGAGTACATCCAGAATCACAGCACCCAAGAAAAAAAACGGTTCCATTACTTGTCGATATCCTTTCGTTTTGGGTACGACCTCATGCAATTCACAAACACGTTTCTACAGAAAAAATACAACGAACACAAAGGGTTTTCGTCCACAAAAAGCAGACACGACACGAAACTCGAAGTCAACGACGTGTACTTTCCGAACATGGTCACGTTGTGTCGATTCAACATCAATGTATTAAAACTCATGTTCGAGCTCACTCAGCAAGACCATTACGTGTGTATTTTGGGAAAAGTGGTTAATTTCGACAAAGAGATTCAATACGCGCAGGAGCTCCTATGGCTCCGTGCTATCGGTCAAGGTCAAGGTGAAGGAGATTTCCGCGACCGCATCACCGTACAAAAGATTGGGTCTTTCGACACGTTACAAAACTTGTACGAACACCACCAAGCGATACAAAACACGAAATGGAAGAATCGAGTGATCCTTTTGGAGACGTACGGTGATGCGATTGTAGACCATTGGATCCAAGCCAAAGCGTTTTACCGCACGCACGACGCGGTATTCATCACGACCGCGCATCAGTCCAAAGGGTCCGAGTACGACCACGTGCGTCTACACGACGACTTTAACGGGTCTTCCGAAGACGCTCACAACACGTTGTACGTCGCCATGACACGCGCGAAACAAACCTTGTACCTCAACACTAGCTTGTTTCGTTTCTTTGACAAACACACCCCCAAACTCAAGTACGTATTCGATACCAAACATAGTAAAAAACAGCGTTTGTGCGGACAATGCCAACATCGGTTCACGAATCACCTCGTGTGTTCCGAAAACGACCCGGTGTCTCTTTTACGCGGACTCGAATGTGAACTCTTTGACTACGTGCCGATATGTTCTTTGTGTGTTCTTCAAGTGTCGTCCGGGTTTTGAAATTGTAATGTTTTTCTTTTTTTTTGTGTGTGTGTGTTCTTCTTCAAGTGTCGTCCGGGTTTTGAATGACTAAACGAATATCACCATTATTTTCGTCTTGGTTGTCAGAGATACGCACCGCAATCTCGTGCTCGAGCGTCTCCAAACGGGTCTTGTAAAACACATTCTGTTGTTTCGTTTTCAAAGCTACCGTTCGGAGTTCCGCGTCCCAACACCAACACGCAAACCCTTCGGGTACTTGGTGTGTCTTTACGTCACTGGACAACGGTAATTTAAAAAACAACCCCCCGCTGCTCGCTAGCATACACTGCTTGTCCGCGGTAGTTTCCAAAGGTTGATCCGGGTCGGTGTTCCATACGAGCGTGTGAGCGTGTGTCGCGAACGCCGCGGAACCCATTGCGATTGCACTGTCCCCCGCCGCTTGGTTCTCACTTCCACCCACGGTTACCGACCGATCGCCGAGCGCTTCGTTGTACGTACCACCTAGACACGCCGCGTCTTTGCCGGGCGCCTCGTTTGTTGAAAGAGGATCTGTTATTTTCGGAAATTCACGGGTCGTGGTGGTGGTGGTAGTGGTGGTATTATTATTGTTATTATTCAAAAAATTCAACGGATCGTTCACGACCGCGTCTAGGATATGGATATTACGACACTCGATGTAGTCGCAACGCACAGTTTTGGCGTTGATGTTCATGTCCTTGTCTATGAAAGTACGGTCTCGAAAAATTAGATTTCCAGTGATTTCGACATTCGTGAACGCCGCGTCAGTAAGAATATCTCCCGCGGACATTTTGTAATTACAATATATTAAAAGTCTAATACTTAAATAAACGCGTTCCACACACACACACACACACAAACAAAATTAATTAACAAAAAGTCTACCCGTTCGCGGACATTTTTGTAGTGTGTACAATATATACATATGATTAATAACGCGTTCGCCAGTTATCGCGAAAGGTCTGACGAAGAAGATTCTTTGGAAAGTTACACAGAGTCGGAAAAGCTGGAGCATTTAAGGAAATGGGAAAATAGCAGTCTCGAATTGTTACTCAAGCGTTGGGGCGAAAAGGCGGGTGGACAACGATGGATGCATATGAACTCGGCAACTTACTGGCGGAATAGGGACCAACATCTGAATCTCACTGGAATTATATTGTCGTCCGTAGTGTCCGTATCGTCCCTGACCGGTGCGTTTGAATCCTTTTTCGACTCGAGATACGTCATGACTTTCGTAGGATTCATCGGTATGCTCACTATTCTCAACCAAAGTATGATACGCTTTTACAATTGCACAGAAACAGCCGCGTTGCACGAAACGGCCGCACGACAGTTTGGTAATTTCCAACGACACGTTACCACAAAGCTGAGCCTCAGCCGTAAAGAACGAGGTCCTCCAAACTCGGTTCTCGAGTACGCTTTACGCGAGAACGATCGTCTTTACAAAGAGAATGTCGAACCCCATCACAAGAGCAATCAAGCATTTTTCAATCATTTTAAAAAAAAAATTACCGAAGGTGACTTTAGCATGCCCGACTATGTCAGCGACACCTTGCGTATCGACGTGTTTGATAACAATCCTAGGTATGATGATCTAACCTTTGTCGGAAAACCTATCCGACAAAAGTCCGGGGAGATTCAAGGGTAAGGTTCCCCTACTTCTTGAACTCACGGGTACAATTCCCCTAGTTGAATGTTCTCTTGAATGTTTAACAACGTTTTGTTGTACGTCAGTTCGTTGTTCGGATAAGTCTTGTCTTTGCGTAAGAGTAGTGCCTCCCATTGGTTCGGTCGAACGAAACGCGATTCCAAAATAGCCGGGAGATCCGCAGTTGTAATTCCGTGACCCAACGTGACTCGGATCGGCACTCGGTGTAAATGTCGCCCACGCGAGACGCTTATTTCTCCTCGCGGCGTCACATGGAAGTCCACCGTGTTCTTGTACTGCTCCTTCCATTTAAACATCCCAAAATGGGTTCCCGAACACACCGGACAGTCTTCGGGCGTGAACACGTACCCGTCAATCCCGTGGGTGATGGTCGGTGTGATTTGTTCGACGTACCGTTTCATGTCCCGAACCGGAAAAAAGAGTTTCGTCCGAATGTCGACGTCCGAGTTGCGGGTGAAATCCACCACACTCATCGAGGCTTCCAAACGCACACTGTGAGGCTCTTTGATTACGGAACGACCGCACACAATGGTCGTATCGTACACCACAAATTCACGCCCGTCGTTGACGAGCTCACCGTCCAACACCGTCCCGTCAAACGCGGACCCGACCGTTTGCATACGTAGCAAGTACATGTCTTGCTTGCGGTTGATTAACACGCTGTAGTCCTTGTCGTCTATGCGCACAAAGACCAACAAAAATCGAACACCGTCCGATTTCACACAGACCCAATAGTCGTTCTCACGCTTTATACGACTCAAGTCTTTTCGTTCGATACTGACCGGCTGAGGTCCCGGAAAATACGACGCCGTGTTCGGGCCCACCCCCCACCACACCCGAACCTGACGCATCAGACGTTGCTTTATCGTCTCGTCCGTGAGTTTCCATGTCTCAAAACCCAAACAAGACGACCAGTCCATAATCCTCGTTTTGTTGTTTGTTTGTTATTGTTAATTCACACTTTTAGATTCTTTAAGTCTTTATTTTTTTCATAATACGTTTTACACTTTGAGGATGGGTCTGTGTGTCCGACACGATACATGCTAAGGTCTGTTTGTCTGCGCTAACCATGTTGGCGTACACCGCCACTACAAACAAAGGAGGCAACACAAAACGTAGCTCGGGCACGCGGTCCACAGTCTGTTGACAAGCCAAGTTCAACGCGCGTATTTCGTCGCGGGTCTCACACAAACCCGAACGACGGATCCAATGCCCGTAATCGTCACGTATGAACATCTGTTGTCCTTGTCCTTGTCCTTGTCCTTGTCCTTGTCCTTCTGCTGTTATTATTGTTGAAGATTGTTGTGGGCGACGGATCTTCTCGAAACCTAGCGCGCGTATGCGCTCGTACAGGTGACCGTCTTCGCGAAGCAGGATCTCACACACACGTCGTTGTGTCATTCTCCGCGGCTTTGCTGAAGAATTAGTATTCGCTTGTTGATGCACGAACTCGATCCAGTCCGACGCGGGTTCCAGCTCCAGTGCGCGGACCACACGCACGATTGTTATGGAGACTGCTGGTGATACCGCGATTTCCCCAGAGTAGTCGTACGAGACCTGTAGAGAGTTCTCGCGCCCCGTCACGAGACCGCACGTCGTACATACCGTGTCCCCGCTACGCGCATCGTCCATCAAATCGGTTCCGCCGCAACTGCCGCAACTGGCGCAACTGGCCATTCTGTTTTTTGCGTTGAAAAACGAAAAACGAACTCGGGAGTGTTAGTAAACAAAGAATAATGGAACGTGTGATCCCGACCCGGACGTTGTTTTATAGTACCCGGTGTCCTCACTGCGCGCGGCTTTTTCAGGAACACCCCGACGCGAGCGCACTAACACCGTTCGATATCGACCAGACCACGGATACTTTACCCGACTTCCTTAGAGTGGTTCCCACCGTCGTTATTCAGGAAGGAAACCGAACCCCTGAAGTGATCGAAGGTACCACGCGCGTGTTTGAGTACTTTGCCGACCACCCGGAAGGCGTCAAACCGTACTCTTTCTCGAGCTCGAACACCACCAACAAAGGGTTCTCGTTTATCGACGCGGACCGCCCCGTGTACTCTGAACAGGAAAATTACATTTATTTTTAACAACACACACACAACCCCTAAACCCTAAACACCACGCCTCTTTCTGCATTTTACTCACTTAAAGAACGTCCACACTTAAAGAGTAACACACCACCCCATACTAACACGAGCAACACAAAGAAAATCGAAAAAACGAGAGGACCCTCCCCTCTACCTATACGAGCAACACAAGCAATAAAAACAACACCCCCCCCCACCCCCCCCCCCCTCTGCGCCTCTTTCTGAATTTTACTCACTTAAAGAACGTCCACACTAAAGAGTACAACACCACCAAGCAACACACAAACACCCCACCACACCTACCTCTACCTAGACAAGCAACACCACACCCCTCCAACCCCCTCTTCAATAAACAAAAGATGGACTGTTCTGTATGTGTGGAGCCTTTCAACAAGAGCTCGCGTAAACAGGTCCCTTGTCCGTCATGCGACTTTCAAGTGTGTGCGACCTGTTTCGAAACCCACCAAAAAAACCAGTCCGGTATGTTTGAATTTGCCTGTATGAACTGCAAACAACCCTGGGAACAGGAACACGTCCGCGAGAACGTTTCAAACGCCCTCGTCAAGCGTTTGTCGCAGAGCACCCAAAAACGCCTCCGGGATGAAGAAATCGCCTTCATGCCGGAGACGCAGATGTACATCGAGTACGGTCGTGGAGTGGAAACGGTCAAAGTGGAGGAATATTTGGACACGGTTCGCAAGATGAACGATCTCACACTCGACCTCGCCACCCACCAAATCAACCCGGACAAAAACAGCACAAAGTTCGCAAACAAAATCAAAAAGTTCAAGATCGACGAGCAGCTACGCCTCACCGGAAACGCCGCATCGGACATTCGAGGCCAGATTGCTCGATGGCGCAACGGGATACACCTGTCCCCCCTGTTCAAAGACATCATGCCCGAACCTTTGTACGTCAAGGAGTTTGGAACGCAAGCAGCCGGAGAACAGGTCGGTCTCGGAGAAAAAGAGTCTAGTGTCATGTGCCCTTGTCCCGCGGGCGAGTGTCGCGGTTTTGTCACGCGCCGGAAACACCAGTGTGGTGTGTGTGGTGTGAAAGTGTGTCACAGGTGCCTCCAAACGGAAGATGACGACGACATTCACATGTGTGAAGAGGAACACGTACAGTCCGCAGAGCTGATTCTCGCCACGACCAAACCGTGTCCCAAATGCGCTTCGCGAATCCACAAAATCGAAGGGTGTGACCAGATGTGGTGCACGAACTGCAACACACCCTTTTCCTGGAAGTCCGGAAAAGAAATCGTCGGACAAACCATCCACAACCCGCACTTTTACGAGTGGACGCGTCAGCGGAACACGGCACAGCGTGAGCATCGTCAGCAAGCCGAAGGAGAAGGCCCCAACAACTGCGAAGGGCTCCCCGAGTTTGAGCACGTCAGTCAGCACTTGGACATTGTGTTTCACGATTTTACAGTCTCGTCCGACCTATTCGTCCGATTCGTTTCCAGCAACCATCAAAAGTGTGTCCATCTGAGAGAAGTCGAAACCCGCGACATCGAGACCCAGTTCCGGACCAACCTCGACGTCCGCTTACAGTGGCTTCAAAACGAGCTCACGGACGAGCAATTTGAGAAAACCCTTCTTCGCAGGCACAACAAGCGAACCGTTCAACAATCCACCAACCAGGTGTACGGTCTCGTGGTGACCCTGTGCTCCGACGTGTTCCACCGACTCTTGCGTGAGAACGACAACACAGAACAGATCCGCGCGAGCTACATCACCGAATTTGAAGAGATTGCTACTTACGCCAACACATGTCTCTGCAAGATCGAGCGGATTTACAAAGTCAATATTACAAAGATCCGTTTTATCATTTGAATTTATCATTCTAAAAATGACCCCCCCCCCACTAATTACCTAACTAACACGAACAACACAAGAGAAAAAAAACGCGGACCCCCGCGCTCCGCGCTCTCCGCGCCTTATTGTATTTTTACTACGACTTAAATTAACGTCGACACTATAAAGAGTACCCATCACCACCACCATATCCCGCGCTCCGCGCTCTCCGCGCTCCGCGCTCTCCGCGCTTCGCGCCTCTTAAAGAACTTAAATAACGCCGACACTAAAGAGTAACCATCACAATCCACGCACACACAACCACGCACACAATCGAAAATCAAATGGACTATTCAAACTGCGCGGTGTGTGTGGAACCTTTCAACAAGAATACGCGCAAGCAAGTCCCTTGTCCTTTCAATTGCGACTTTCAAGTGTGCGCGACCTGTTTCGAAACCCACCAAACAAACCAGTCCGGTATGTTTGAAATTTCGTGTATGAGCTGCAAACAACCTTGGGAAGACCAACACGTCCGCGCAAACGTCTCACACACTCTCGTCAAGCGTTTGTCACAGAGCACCCAGAAACGCCTCCGTGATGAAGAGATCGCCTTCATGCCGGAGACACAGATGTACGTCGAGTACGGTCGCGCAGTGGAAACGGTCAAGGTGGAGGAGTACTTGAACATAATCCGCAAAAAGAACGACGTCGAACTCAACCTCGCCACCCACGGGATCACCGTCGTCGGGAACAAAACACCCGCCGATAAAAAGTTCAAGAGCGACACCCAAGAAGAACTGCGCCTCGTCGAAAACCACGCGTCGGACATTCGATTCCAGATTTCTCGATGGCGTAACGGGATGCACCTGTCGCGCCTGTTCAAGGACATCATCCCCGAACTTTTGTACGCCAAGGAGTTTGGAACGCAACCTGCAGCTTTGGGTCTCGGGGAAGAAAGGGAGTCCAGTGTCATGTGCCCGTGTCCCGCGAACGAGTGTCGAGGCTTTGTCACGCGCCGGAACCATCAGTGCGGTGTTTGTGGCGTGAAAGTGTGTCACAGGTGCCTCCAAACGGAAGATGACGACGACATTCACATGTGTGAAGAGGAGCACGTACAGTCCGCGGAGCTGATCCTCGCAACGACCAAACCGTGTCCCAAATGCGCTTCGCGGATCCACAAAATCGAAGGGTGTGACCAGATGTGGTGCACGAACTGCAACACGCCCTTTTCTTGGAAGTCCGGAAAGGAAATCGTCGGCCGAACCATCCACAACCCGCACTTTTACGAGTGGACGCGCCAGCAGAACACCGCGCAGCAACAGCAGCAGCCCCGACAACTCGCCGACTGCGAAGGGCTCCCCGACATGCAGCACGTCATTCAGCACTTGGACGTTGTGTTTCCCGATGCCACGGCCCCGACAAACAATTTCGTCCGGATGGTTTCCAGCACCCACCGAAAGTGTGTTCATTTGGGAGAAGTGGAAATAACCCGCGACACTGACACTACGCAGTTCCGCACCAACCTCGACGTCCGCGTCCAGTGGCTGCAAAACGAAATCACAGACACCAAGTTCGAAAAGACCCTTCTTCGCAGACACAACCAGCGGATCGTCCATCAACATACCAATCAGGTGTACGGTCTCGTGGTGACTCTGTGCTCCGACGTGTTCCACCGACTCTTGCGCGAGAACGAAAACACAGAACAGATCCGCACGAGCTACTTGGCCGAGTTCAATGAGATTTCGAAGTACGCCAACACCCGCCTTGACAAGCTCGAGCGGATTTACAAAGTCAATCTTAGAAACATCTACTTTTAGCAGTAAAAAATTGTAAATTCTCCTTCTTTCTTGACTTCTTAAATTTAACTACTTAAAGAATGTCGATACTACATAGTACCCCAACAAACAACCAACAACAAACAAACTCGGAAATGGAATACTCAAACTGCGCGGTGTGCGTGGAACCTTTCAACAAGACTTCACGCAAGCAAGTCCCTTGTCCTTTCAAGTGCGACTTTCAAGTGTGCGCGACCTGTTTCGAAACCCACCAAACAAACCAGTCCGGTATGTTCCAAATTTCCTGTATGAGCTGCAAACAACCGTGGGAAGACCAACACGTCCGCGCAAACGTCTCACACACCCTCGTCAAGCGTTTGTCACAGAGCACCCAGAAACGTCTCCGAGACGAAGAAACCGCCTTCATGCCGGAGACACAGATGTACGTCGAGTACGGTCGCGCAGTGGAAACAATCAAAGTGGACGAATACTTGAACGCCATTCGTAAAAAGCACGACGTCGAACTCAGCCTCGCCACCCACGGGATTATCGTCGTCAGGAACAAATCAATCGACGATAAAAAGTTCAAGAACGACATCAAAGAAGAACTACGCCTCGTCGAAAACCACGCGTCGGACATCCGGGTTCAGATTTCTCGATGGCGCAACGGGATGCACCTGTCGCGCCTGTTCAAGGACATCATCCCCGAACCTTTGTACGTCAAGGAGTTTGGAACGCAACCTGCAGCTTTGGGTCTCGGGGAAGAAAGGGAGTCCAGTGTCATGTGCCCGTGTCCAGCGAACGAGTGTCGAGGCTTTGTCACACACCGGAACCACCAGTGCGGTGTTTGTGGCGTGAAAGTGTGTCACAGGTGCCTTCAAACGGAAGAAGGAGAAGACCAAGAAGACCGCGTTCACACGTGTGACGAGGAACACGTGAAGTCCGCGGAGCTAATTCTCGCAACGACCAAACCGTGTCCCAAATGCGCTTCGCGGATCCACAAAATCGAAGGGTGTGACCAGATGTGGTGCACGAACTGCAACACCCCCTTTTCTTGGACGTCTGGAAAAGAGATTGTCGGACAAACCGTCCACAACCCGCACTTTTACGAGTGGATGCGTCAGCATCCCCGTCCGCAAGCCGAAGAAGAAGAAGAAGGTTTAGGGTTCAACAACTGCGAAGGGCTCCCCGACGCCCAGAACGTCATTCTGTACTTGGACGTCGTGTTTCGTCACACGCAGGCCCCCACGCGCACGTTTGTCCGTGTGATTTCCGACACCTACCGAAAGTGCGTCCATTTGAGAGACGTGGAAATAACCCGCGACCTCGACGTCCAGTTCCGAACCAACCTCGATATCCGCGTCCAGTGGCTCCAAAACGAGATCACGGACGCCAAGTTCGAACAGACTCTTCTTCGCAGACACAACCAGCGGGTCGTCAAGCAACACACCAATAAGGTGTACGGTCTCGTGGTGACCTTGTGCTCGGACGTGTTCCACCGACTCTTGCGTGTGAACGAAAACACAAAACAGATCCGCGAAAGCTACATGAAGGAAATTGAGGAAATTTTCAAGTACGCCAACACCTGCCTTTACAACATCGAGCAGATGTACAAAGTCGATTTTAAAAACATCTATTTTATTATTTGAAAGGGGACATGAAATTTGTAAATTCTCTTTCTTTCTCTCGGAACCCCACCCCCCCCACACCGCCGTGATTCTTTGAAAAATTTACACTTTAAGAACTTCGATACTACATAGTAACAACCACAACAACAACAACGCGCAGATGTACAAAAAGAATCAAATGGACTATTCAAACTGCGCGGTGTGTGTGGAACCTTTCAACAATACTTCACGTAAGCGCGTCCCTTGTCCTTTCAAGTGTGACTTTCAAGTGTGCGCGACCTGTTTCGAAACCCACCAAACCAACCAGTCCGGTATGTTTGAAATTTCGTGTATGAGCTGCAAACAACCTTGGGAAGATCAACACGTCCGCGAAAACGTCTCGCACACCATCGTCAAGCGTTTGTCACAGAGTACCCAGAAGCGCCTCCGTGATGAAGAGGTCTCGTTCATGCCGGAGACACAGATGTACGTCGAGTACGGTCGCGCAGTGGAAACGGTCAAGGTGGAGGAGTACTTGAACGCAATTCACAAAACGAACAATCTGGTAGTCCGCCTCGCCACCCACGGAATCACCGCCGGGAATAACAAACCCAACGATAGAAAGTTCAAAAACGATATCAAAGAGGAAATACGCCTCGCCGAAAACCACGCGTCAGACATTCGAGTCCGCATTTCCCGATGGCGCAACGGGATGTACCTGTCCATCATGTTCAAGGACATCATCCCCGAACCTTTGTACGTCAAGGAATTCGGAACCGGGGAATTTGGAGAAACCAGGGAAATTGAAAAAGAGTCCCACGTCATGTGTCCGTGTCCCGCGAACGAGTGTCGAGGCTTTGTCACGCGCCGGAACCATCAGTGCGGTGTTTGTGGCGTGAAAGTGTGTCACAGGTGCCTCCAAACGGAAGAAGGAGAAGAAGAAGACCACGTCGTTCACACGTGTGACGAGGAACACGTACAGTCCGCGGAACTGATCCTCGCAACGACCAAACCGTGTCCCAAATGCGCTTCGCGGATCCACAAAATCGAAGGGTGTGACCAGATGTGGTGCACGAACTGCAACACGCCCTTTTCTTGGAAGTCCGGAAAAGAAATTGTCGGACAAACCATCCACAACCCGCACTTTTACGAGTGGGCACGTCAACAAAATCTTCAACAAGAAGCGGGGCGCAACAACTGCGAAGGGCTCCCCGACGCTCAGCACATCATTCGGCACTTGGGTGTCGTGTTTAACCAAGGCACAGTCCCCACAAACAATTTTATCCGAGTGGTTACTTGGAACCATCAGCAGTGCGTTCATTACAGAGCCGTGGAAATCATCGACATCGACATCGATTTCCGAACCAACCTCGATGTCCGTTTAAAGTGGCTTCAGCACAAAATCACAGACGCCAAGTTCGAAAAGACCCTTCTTCGCAGACACAACCAGCGGATCGTCCAACAACACACCAACCATGTGTACGGTCTCGTGGTGACTCTGTGCTCCGACGTGTTCCACCGACTCTTGCGTGAGAACGAAAACACAGAAAAGATCCGCAAGAGCTACTTGGCCGAATTCGACGAGATTTCCAAGTACGCCAACGCCTGCCTTTGCAAGCTAGACCATATTTACAAAGTCAATTTTAAAAAGATTCATTTTTTTTAACTAAAACAATTTAAAGATTAGAGTTGTTTCAATATGAATAATGTCTACTACAACTACTACTTCCGAAACGTTCGCTTTCCAAGCCGAGATTAACCAGCTGATGTCCCTCATTGTCAATGCGTTTTATTCCAACAAAGACATTTTCTTACGTGAACTTATTAGCAACTCGTCCGATGCTATCGACAAAGCGCGTCACAAAGAGTTGACTGAAAACAAAAACGCCGATACTAAAGAGTACCATATTCGCGTGTCTGCGAACAAAGAAGCTAAAACACTCACGGTCGAAGACAACGGTATTGGTCTCACACGCGACGAGATGATTCAATACTTGGGTACGATTGCCAACTCTGGTACCAAACAGTTTAGTGCTAATAGAAGTACCACTGCTGGTGACGGTGCTGCTGCTGCTGAAGATCTCATCGGTCAGTTTGGTGTGGGGTTTTACTCCGCGTACTTGGTCGCGGACAAAGTCCAAGTGTTTTCCGGAAACCACTGTTGGGAATCTCAAGCCAGTGGGTCGTTCACCATCACAGAAGAAGAAGAATGTGGTGGTGGTGGTGTAAAAGTTGTTTTGTTTGTGAAGGATACTTGTCACGAATACTTTGAAGAAGAGAAACTACGCAGTATCGTGCGCGCACACTCCGAGTTTATCCAACACCCTATATACTTGCAGACGGTGACAAAGAAACTGGTGGAAAATGAAACTTCAGAAGAAGAAGAAGAAAAAACTCCAGAAGAAGAAAAACCTACTTCAGCAGTAGAACCACCGGTGGTTTACGAAGAAACCGTGCTTGAATGGACGCACTTGAACACGCAAAAGCCTATTTGGCTACGCAAACCCGACGAAGTCTCCAAAGAGGAACACGAAGCGTTTTACAAGTCTATTTCGGGTGACAATGACACGTACGCGGACGTCAAGCATTTCAGTGCGGAGGGACAGGTTGAGTACAAAACGGTCATGTACGTTCCCAAACGCGCGCCGTTCGATATGTTTGGGAAAAACGACACCAAAAAGTCCAAAATGAAATTGTACGTCAACCGCGTCCTGATTTCGGAAAAGACCGAGGACATGCTTCTGCCCGAATGGCTCGGGTTTGTGACGGGTGTTGTGGACAGTAACGACCTGCCTCTCAACGTGTCACGCGAGATGCTTCAGCAGAACCGGGTCATGAACGTGATCAAGAAAAATCTCGTCAAAAAGTGTATCGATATGTTCCAGAACATGGAACCCGAAACGTACGATGCTTTTTACGAACAGTTCCATCAGAGTCTCAAGCTAGGGGTACACGAGGACGACGCCAACCGCGACAAGCTCGTCAAACTCTTACGTTTTGAGTGTAGTCACCTCGAAGCCGGCAAACGGATCTCGTTCGAGGAGTACTTTTTAGGAAACACCGAAGCAGAAACAGGAAACCAAATTATTTATTACATCACTGGCGAAAGCCGGAAAGCGTTGGAACACTCGCCGTTTTTACACAAACACGAGCGTGTACTTTTCATGGTTGACCCTATCGACGAGTACGTTTTACAACGCGTGCGTGAGTTCAACGGCAAGAAACTGGTCAACGTTTCCAAGTCCAGTAAAGATTTCGTGGACAACACCGAAGAACACAACGCCGTGTGTAAAGCGTTTCAGGACACGCTCAATGAACACGTGGAAAAAGTGGTTGTGTCTGTGCGTTTGTCTGACGACGTCCCTTGTGTCCTTGTGTCGACCGAGTACGGATGGAGCGCGAACATGGAGCGTATCCTCAAAGCACAAGCCTTGGCACAAAAAGGGTCGTCGTTTCAAGCACAAAAGAAAATCCTCGAGATCAATCCGAATAACCGGCTTGTCAAGACGATCCACGACGCGGTTCTCAATAACAATTTGAGTGAGCGCGTGGTCAAAGACACTATACGCCTGATGTACGACACCGCGATGATTGCGTCCGGGTACACGCAAGAGGACCCCGTGTTGTTTACCAAACGGGTCTTCAACATGATGCATGCCGGTCTGGTTGGGAGTTGTAGTGGCGCGGAAGAAGAAGAAGAATCGGTTGAAGAACCCGTTATAATTGAGACCGATTCAGAAAATAACAACATGGAGTCCCTCGACTAGAAAAAATAAAAAAGATAACAACGACGATCGTCTACAAGCCATCCAGTCCGAATTGAAAAAAGATTATGAACAGGAAATAAATCTGTTACAGTTCGTGTGTATCGTGTGGTGAACGGAACCTAGTTAGGACAAGTTCTTTTCATGAAAATTTCGAGTGTAGTGTTTGACGAAATACCGTCCATGAATTTCTTAAACCGAAGTCAACACACCGATACCCGATAGAGTTGTTCAAGTGCATAACTGCTTCTACAGCCCCAGTGACAGGCTTCACTAAGATCTTCACGTTCTTCTTCATTTTCGTATTGACTTTCTTCTTCACTTTCGTATTCATTTTCATAACCACTTAATTCTATCTCATCCGACGGTTGAGATGCACCAATATAAAATGGGTCTGGGGGGGGTAATTGTAGATGGGTCCAGTACCAGACGCCCGAGATTTGGATGTTCTGTAAATTGATTCTAAATAAGTGGGCCTGAAAATTGTTCTTGGAGATAATGGGCCGATAGAATTCGCTAGACTGGAACGCTTCAAACAAATCCTTGCTAGAAACCCGATCCTTCTTGTTAACCGTGCGTGTACACAATGTGTCGACAAAAGTCTTGACGACACCCTCATCTCCCAGGTAGTCGCTGGTGTGTGTATCAGCACACTCCTCTACTGGAGGGTTTAATCGTAGATGGGTCCAGTACCAGACGCCTGAGATTCGCATTTTCTGTAAATTGATTCTGAATAAGTGGGTCGGAAAATTGTTCTTGGAGATAATGGGCCGATAGAATTCGCTAGACTGGAACGCTTCAAACAATTTTTTGCTAGAAACCCGATCCTTCTTGTTAGCCGTGCGTGTACACAATGTGTCTACAAAAGTCTTGACGACATCCTCATCTCCCAGGTAGTCGCTGGTGTGTGTATCAGCACACTCCTCTACTGGAGGGTTTAATCGTAGATGGGTCCAGTACCAGACGCCTGAGATTCGCATTTTCTGTAAATTGATTCTGAATAAGTGGGCCGGAAAATTGTTCTTGGAGATAATGGGCCGATAGAATTCGCTAGACTGGAACGCTTCAAACAATTTTTTACTAGAAACCCGATCCTTCTTGTTAGCCGTGCGTGTACACAATGTGTCGACAAAAGTCTTGACGACATCCTCATCTCCCAGGTAGTCGCTGGTGTGTGTATCAGCACACTCCGGAATGATAGACGATTTACATCCCTGAACATTCTCGTCTGGTGTTTCATCTTCACGACAACAAATTTCAAACAAACTTTTTTTCATTTTTGAAATGTCTCCTTCAAAGTATTCACGACCTAAATCTTTCTTACACGTAAACTGCTTTGTAAAAACCGATATTATCTCTTTCTCTGATATTACAGAATCCTTCACATTTATATGTATGATCAATACACTTCCCTTAGAATACTGATTAAATCTTTTAAGTAAAGGTTGTTGAGTTCTTCCTATTTTGTAGATAGGTTGTTTATTGTTCACAAATTCTCTCGTTTGTAACATATAAATTGCATGATTCATTTTAGAGTATAAAAGTCGATTTTCAGTTTTGGTCTTTGGTTTGAGTTTGACTTCATTTTATATTCAATTTTCTTTAAGTTGATTTCCCATTCAGAATCCTGGCAGACTATAGTGCCCCCCCTTTTTTTTTTCGACCGACTTTGACTGATTGACTTGACTAAATCATTTCTTATTATTGTGAAGTATTTATCTGTTCGAGATGTGATTACAACACTACTGGTAATGGTAATTATCATATATTGTAATCGGAAGACGGAACGTTGGTCCGAAACTACTACTCTCTTTGCCGGGAAAATTACTCTTTTTGCCGACAGAACTACTCACCTTGCCGGAAATATTACTTACCTCGCTGGAAATATTACTTACCTCGCTGGAAATATTACTCATCCTTTTGATTGGTTTGACTGACTTGACTATTTTAAAAAATGTTATCATAAAGATAATAAACACAGATGGATATGATGACAGCTCAAACACTATATTACACGATGTATGGAAAATGTAAAACCATCCACGGAACACCTACTGTCGAATCAAAAAATGAACAAATAGATTGCAACGAAACACCTATTTTACACCAACAAAAGTTACCACCACCATTAAGCGTACCTCCTTCTTCTTCTTACTTTCACAAAATTTTATGGTCTTGGTAACTTTTTAACTTTTTAACATAAATAAACTGTTCACAAAAATTAATTCTGTTTTCGTTACCATGTTTCAACGAAAACAAAATTTCACTTAAAGAGGGTTCGAGTGTAACACCAAGAATAAAATGGGACTCGTATACTTGATTCAACCCGTTCCGCAGTGTTGGTACAAGATCGGACACACAACCAAACACGACACGCTCGCATGTCTTCAAAAAATGTACCCGGCACAATCGCGTATTATTTGTGTGGTGGGTCTCGTCCCCAACCCACAGGAAGTAGAACGCGCTTTGGTTCAAGCTTTCCACCAACACTTCAAACCCGTGATCTGTGGACCCGGTGGATATTTCGAAGGCGACGTCGACGATATGCGAGACGTTTTCAACAAAGTTCTGAGCGTGAATTTTACCAAGAACGCAAAAAGTTGCCGCGGGTTTGGTCACGAGGACGTTGCGTTTTTGAACGGTATCAAACTTGACGAACTAACGGTCAACGATCTGTTGGACTTGGTGTTTTTCAACAAAGACCACGAACGAAACCAAAATATCCGAAAACTTGACAAAAAAGATGGGATTGTCGAATTTCGAGTTAACGATTGTTGGAATCCTGAATCGATCGACACCGCGCTCCCGAAAATCATCCGTCGAATGTGTCAAATCTTACCCAAGTTCCATATTATTACCGAATCAAAATATCTCAAAGATCTTTTGTACTACAAGTCAGTGCGCGGGCCACTGACTGAAAATCAAATCAAACAAAACATGTCATTCTCGAAACTTTGGTTTGTGAATCGGTAAATTAAATTTTTCAAGAAAATACGCAACAATTTACGAACACTCTTGAAATCTCTTGAAAAAACGACCCCCCCCTCTAGTCCATTAGTCATAGACTAACTATGAGTATTTCGAACTCCATACTGTTCCAAAGCAATTTTTAAAAAATATTTTAAAAAAGGAATACACTAAACATCACTATTCTCTTTCTTGTAATACACATAACTGACCCGATTATCGTTATTCGCTCTCTTGTAATACACATAACTGACCCGATTATCGTTATTCGCTCTCTTGTAATACACATAACTGACCCGATTGTCGTATTTACTAACCGAAAAAAACTTTAAAGAAAATTGAATATATAAAATGAAGTCAAACCCAAACCCATTGAAAAATATAAAATTTATATGTTAAAATTTGTTAATAATAAACAATCTAAAATAGGAAGAAACTCAACAGCCTTTACTTACAAGTTTATTGATCATACATATAAATGTGAAGGATTCTGTAAAACATGGGAAAATACGCAACAATTTACGAACACTCTTGAAATCTCTTGAAAAAACGACCCCCCCTCTAGTCCATTAGTCATCGACTAACTATAAGTATTTCGAACTCCATACTGTTCCAAAGCAATTTTTAAAAAATATTTTAAAAAAGGAATACACTAAACATCACTATTCGCTTTCTTGTAATACACATAACTGACCCGATTATCGTTATTTGCTTTCTTGTAATACACATAACTGACCCGATTGTCGTATTTACTAACCGAAATCAACTTAAAGAAAATTGAATATAAAATAAAGTCAAACCCAAACCCAAGACCCGACACTGAAAAATCTAAAATGAATAATCATGCAATTTATATGTTACAAACGAGAGAATTTGTTAATAATAAACAACCTATATATAAAATAGGAAGAACTCAACAGCCTTTACTTACAAGATTTAATCAGTATTCTAAGGGAAGTGTATTGATCATACATATAAATGTGAAGGATTCTGTTATATCAGAGAATGAAATAATCTCAGTTTTTACAAAGCAGTTTACTTGTAAGAAAGATTTAGGTCGTGAATACTTTGAAGGAGACATTTCAAAAATGAAAAAAAGTTTATATGAAATTTGTACACAAAATGAAGAAGAAAGAGAAGAAAAGAAGAAAGATCCTAATGAAACACAACATGAGGAAGAAAGTGAAGATCCTAATGAAATGAAAAGAACCTGTAGTCCTAACAAATTGTTCGAATTTACCTGTGATCGATGTAACTACAATACGCATGTCAAATGCAATTTGGTACGCCATCAAAATAGAAAAATTCAGTGTAAAATAGAACCCCCTGAATCACCTTATACTATTTTAGATAACAATGTGGTTAAATGTAATGGATGTAAAAAAGAGCTGTCGATATCTGGTATAAAACGCCATTTGATTACGTGTAAAAAAGTACCGGCCAATACTTGTGAATTTTGTCATAAAACGTTTGCCAACGCACAGTCCAAGTGCAATCATCGTAAAACATGTAAAGCGAGAAACGATAATGCTACCAACAAGTCACCCACTGATCCTGATGTTACAAGCAGCAATCCAAGCAGTAATACAAGCAGTAATAATACAAGCAGTAATAATACAAGCAGTAATAATACAAGCAGTAATAATATCACCAACATTTAATATCACCAACCCAAATCAAACAAAATATATCATTCTCGAAACTTTGAATCGGTAGGCGCAAGGGTTCCAAAAATATGCAACAATTTCCTACTTGTATGGGAAAATAAGCAACAATTTACATGGGAAAATACGCAACAATTACGAACACTCTTGAAATCTACATATTTCCTGAAAAAAAACGACCCCCCCCCCTTTAGTCATCGACTAACTATGAGTATTTCGAACTCCATACTGTTCCAAAGCAATTAATAAAAATATTTTAAAAAAGGAATACACTAAACATCACTATTCGCTTTCTTGTAATACACATAACTGACCCGATTATCATTATTCGCTTTCTTGTAATACACATAACTGACCCGATTATCATTATTCACTTTCTTGTAATACACATAACTGACCCGATTATCATTATTCACTTTCTTGTAATACACATAACTGACCAAATTGTCGTAAAACTACCGGGTAATTCGTTTGTTACAAATAAAAATTTATTATTCTCAAAAAAAAAACCATTTTATTTATTATTGAAATCATATAAGAAAATACTACTGAGAATGAATTAAATATAATATAACAATGTAATATAATATAATATAACGCAACAATCGAGAAAATACGCAACAATCGAGAAAATACGCAACAATCGAGAAAATAAGCAACAATTTACGAGAAAGCACTTATAAAATTACCACACTGTTCTCGTAAAGTCGATATTTTAATATTTTAAAAACATTCATTCAATGAAAAAACTTTTTAGAATATCTGAATAATATGGAACACTCTTGAAACCTATCTCCTGAAAAAGCCTCCCCCCCCCCATTAGTCATCGACTAACTATGAGTATTTCGAACTCCATACTGTTCCAAAGCAATTAATAAAAATATTTTTAAAAAAGGAATAAACTAAACATCACTATTCTCTTTCTTGTAATACACATAACTGACCCGATTATCATTATTCGCTCTCTTGTAATACACATAACTGACCCGGTTGTCGTTAGTACGTCCCTATTTAAAAAAAACAATTTAAGTAAGTAACATTTTGTTAAGTAAAATAACAGATGATACATTATTGTTCTTTGTGTTCGTACACTACGGACTGTAAAAGCAATTTGAACCGGCATAATCAAAGAAAAATTCCTTGCAATATTCTCGATGTTTATAAAAAAGCGATTGGTAATAAAAACGACGACGACGACAAACTGGAGGTTCGTTTTGTGGATTTAGGAGATTCAAAATTTGAATGTAAACTTTGTCATAGTTGTATGGGTAGGTTCAAGCGAAAACGCCATTTGATTACGTGTAAAAAAGTACCGGCCAATACTTGTGAATTTTGTCATAAAACGTTTGCCAACGCACAGTCCAAGTGTAATCATCGTAAAACATGTAAAGCGAGAAACGATACCACCAAATCACCAGCTGACCCTGTTGTTAATACTACAAACAATATTACCAACATTTACAATTTTTACGAAACTACAAATAATTACCAACAAGTGATTGTCTTTGGGAACGAGGACGTCCGGTACCTCCGTGACAAACATGCTGTGGACGAACGGTACCGGGAAGTTGTGAAAAGTTTTGCGTCCATGCTGGACCTCTTTTATTTCAACGCGGACCACGAAGAGAACCACACGGTCCGTAAGCGGACCAAAAAGTCCAATATGATCGAGTTCAGGCACGGGGACTCGTGGGTCGGGGAAGGAACCGAAACGGCTATTCCCAAACTGTTGGCGCAAATGAAACAAAAAATCGAGGAAGCGTTTGGCGACGCGAACCTGGCTTTGTCAATGGACGTTCCCAAAAAACCAAACCACATGACAGAATGTTTACATAACCGGACGGACCGTGGTTTGACTGTCGAAGGCAACATCGTCAGCCCGTTCAATTTCCCACCGATCCTCACGGACCAAGCGACGTGGACAAAATTTGTCGACGCGATGTTGCACCGATTTTACCACGAGAACGTGTCGTGGATGACGCGCGATATGTTCAAAGAGTATAAAGAAACGATCGTTCGCGAACTCAAGGAAATCGCATGTAGTGAAGAATACCATATTAAATATTTCACAATGTATCGTGACGGACTCAAGCTGTATGACCATTTTTTGTCGTTGTACTAAAATAGTTTACAAGTATAATTTCCAAGTGTGCTTTTGCCAATATATTAGTCGTTCCAATGTGGTTATTGTTTGCGGTTTCCCACAGTTTGGTTTGCAATACGGTTTATCAAATCTCATATAAATCGCGGTTCCCACGTCAAGGGATTTCGAACAAGCATGACATTTGATCGTTTCGTAATTAACCATTCTATTTTATATTAAATCCCGGACAAGCTTAAAGTGAATTAAATTGTTTATGATATACCCAACCCAAAAAGGAGAAACACGACACTCCCCACAAAGTATCCACCAACATGTAGTCCCAATTATGGTTGGTCAATACAGCACCGTTCGTGAAATTGTACACACCGTACACACTCAACCCAACACAACCAAACACAACAGACGGATGGTACTTGTCTTTGTAGTATTCCGCCAACGGAAAACATATGTAAAAAATTGTGAATAGTAACAAGAGATACGCCAACATGGCTGGTACGATTTTGAACTGCATAGCTTCTTTCTGTATAGTTTCGATTCGGGTCTTGTAAAACCGTCCAGCCATCAGTGTTATCCAACATATATCAATAATCAAATAAAGGAGTGCAAACAGTAACTTGTTCATTTAAGTATTGATCACGAAATTTATTTTTTAGTACGCGGCGACTCGCGTGCGAAATACAGGATCGAAATACAGGTAAGTGTTGTTTTACGAACTCGATATAGGTTTTCGAATGTAGGTGGGACATGTTTGCCGAAAAAACAGGGCCCCCCCACATATATGTTCCTTGTTTTCGGCCAGTGCGTCCCATGAACCGAAATATGTGCGGGATTTGTGCGACAAACATGCGTTTGCGAAACCGCATGTTACATCGACCCACGTCTTCGACACACACCGCAGATGACGCCCACCACAAGAGAGGAGTCTTGAACACCAAAAGAAGCGATATCCCGTTGATGGGCCAAAAACCTTCAGTGTCGTTTTCGTGTTCGGTTTCGTTTTTCGTACTGGATGTTTCGCAGAATCACGTCGAGTACTGGATGGCGGTTGCTCGAACAAACGCACGCGCCAATACAATCTTTCGCCCACTGAACGAGTAAGCATTGTTATTCTTTACCTTTTACTACGAGTTCTATTGGTTTTTCGAAAACAATTATTTAATTTTTTGTTTTATTTTCGAAAAATTGGAATATGTTTTTTTGTTGTTATTGTTTTTTTTTGGACCCCCCGGGACATATATGTGTTGAGGGAGGGGTGGACTTAATGTTAGAGTATGGTGGAAGATTTAAGATTTTTTAATTTTTTTTGTTAGCGGTCTGTGTGAAAAAAGTGTTTTACCGTACAAACACGTACATGCCTGTGGGGTGGATGCTATTTAAAGCAGTGCGGATACTGTTTTCAATATACATCATAGTACCGTTTGTCTGAGACACCGAATAGTCTTCTAGACTAATATAAGGATCATGAGGAGCATCACGAACACTACGATGATACCACCTCGCTTGGTACGGACTTGCACTAATAGACGATCTTGTAATGGTACGCAGAGCGTTAGAATATTCCTCCCCATTCACTTGGAACTGGTCGCAAACGAGCCAACGCGAGAAATCGCCGGTGGTAAACAAAAATTCGGTTCCAGGGAACCCTTCCAAGTTGTCGGTCCCAGGGAACCATGTGGTCGAAGTACCGGGCAAATACTTGATTTGTGTCCACCCAGATCCGATAGAGTCTAGTGTGGCGCGACTTAACGACGCGTAATTAATGAGAGAGGTACCGAACGGTGGGACATCCACCCCAACCCCAACGTTCCCAGTGGCGTCTGCAGCGGCAACCACAACCCTGTACATGTTTCCGTCCACCAACGACCCGGTCGTGTAACCAACGTCGATGTTTGAAAAGTACGTACTCAAAGAAAAGTCCGTGAAACTTCCCACGGCGTAAACGACAGTCGTCAAGGACAAGTCCGTTCCGTTCGCGTTCACAAAGCTCGCGAGCGCAGATTGGTCCGCGCCTGCCAAGTCAAACGAAGCCGGGTCAAACACCGCCGCGCGCACGCCGCCTGTAACGTTCGCGACACTGGAAAAGACCGTGCCTGTGACTGTCAAAACGCCTGACGTTACGGCCGAAGAAACGTTGGTGATGTCTACATGAGGCAAGTTGTCCCCGGCGACAATGCTCGCGTAACTCAAAGCGTCGTTCTTTGCATTGACGCCGTCCGTGCCGTACAAGTACACGTGCGCGTAATTCACGGCGGAACTGTCGTAAACATTGCCGTTATCCGCAAGGACTTTGGGGACCGTTACTGCTGTTCCCGCAGTAAAGTCGCTTTCGTTGTACACCGCGGCGGCGTTCACCGGGTCGTTAATCAAGTCACGCACTTGGTCCGGGGTCAAGCCTTGTTGTGTGGTGGCAAAAGCTTTGAAAGTCGTATTAGCACCTTTAGTGTTTGACGCAACGACTTCACTCGTCATCTGGAGCGTTTTGTTAAACGCGGCGGTGGTGATTGTCGTGTTCAAGGTGGAAATGGCGGATAATGACGTTATCTCATACGTTTCAAACGTAGGCTGGTCCGTTTTGTAAACCATGATACTCGCCGTTCTACCCAGCGCGACAATGTTTTTATTAATTTTCACAACCCATGGAGAATCATTTTTTGGGTAAGCTAATTGGATCGCGCTGTTATTCCAAACACCGTTACTGTCTTTGGAAAACAACAAAGCAAATCTACTGGTATCTAATGCTCCTAGAACAATATTGTTTGCATAAATGGACAACCCGTGTACTCCAAACCCAGACCCGCTTGGAAACGTTAAGACTGCCGTAGGTTGTGAACTCCATGTACCGTTGAGTCTCTCGTAAACGGATGAACTTGTAGGATACTGCGAATTGTTCGACGTCCAAGGAGCGACTACCATCGTGTTTTCGTAAATGTCAACAGACGAACCGTAAAGCCCTGGGTATTTATGTTCTAAATACCAAGAATTATTTTTTAACCTAAGAATACCTGTTGAATTCAACGTTCTGTCACTTGCTCCAATTGAAAAGACTATCGTATCTTTATGTATTCTAGCTGATTGATAAGAAGTATAGTTTAGGTAGCTAGGGTCCGCGAATTCGGTCACCTCAAACGTGGGTGGGTTCGTGCTTACTAGACCGTTGTTAGTCACTGATATGATATACAATTTCGGACCCGTTCCTGCAAAAACAAAGGTATTCTCATATACACCGCCATTGTACCCATAATCTAGGGTTCCTGAAGAGGTCACATACGACTGACTCGATAACGTCCACTGCGAACCCTCTGATTTAGTGGAATCTCTATAATACATATGGAGTCTAGAATTATTGGCATAGAATAAAATATTATCATTCATAACCAATGCACCATTGCCTGATATCGATGAAATGGTCTGAGAAATGGAGCTACTTCCGTCAAGTCGCCATATTTCTATTCTCGGCGATGGACCCCTAGCATGGTTTCCAACATAGTTGTCAGATAACGTAATGTACGACGATTCGTTATATGAGGTAAAGTTCTTGTAGCTCGTACTCAAATTTCGAGAACCAAATCCATAGTTAACAAACGGTACTTTATAACTCGTCCCAACCCCAACGTTTCCGGCGGAGTCTTGCGCCGCGACCACCAATTGGTACACCCAGTTTTCCAAAATGGGTACCGTGACCGTAGGGTCCTCGATATTCGCGTACGCGTGGGTCAAGACGGTCTCTTCGCCAGTGGTACCCACCGCGTACCGTTCAATCGGATCATTCGATACAACGGTACTGTGCGCCGCGACAAAGGCTGCGACGTTGGCCGGGTCACTCGTTAGGTCTACGTCCGCCGTGAACGCGATCGGGGCGTACACCGAGTCAATGTTTGCCACGCTCGAAAACGCGGTCCCGTCGGCGTACGCTTGTTTGTAAAAGCGCGACCAGTAAGCGTTTGATATGTTTGTATGCGGCATGGGGTTGGGCGGCGTGTACTGGGTCACGCTCGTATTCACAAAGTATACCTGGTCGCTTTGACCACTTCCATTGGTACCAGTGGAAATTTGCATGTGCGTCATTCCAGTCAGATCAAAGTTGTTCACGCGCAAATACGCCGTGCTTGCAGGCGAAATCAAAAGATTGTTGATATCAACCAACGAACCGGTATCATTGAGTTTGCCTTGCATGTGTGTCCATGTTGCTTTATTATCGTTCGATACCTGGACGGTTATTGTAACCCCGTTACTGTTTGCTTGTTGTTGCATACCCCCAATTATATCATCTTCACCAATACCTACATAAAACGAAATTTGCGTGTAGTTGTTTGACAAGTCAAAAACAAGCGGTAGCGTCCCCCCAGCAACTGTCGGTGTCGTAAACAACCACGTGGTGGAGTCGTTAGTTATGAAACTACCCACTTCAAGCACTGTGAGAGAGTAACCGAGGTGTGCTGGTATCATATAATGAAACTGGTTTGCTGGCGCTTCTGCTAGAGGGATCTGGTTCATAAATTTGTTTGTGAATACGCCAATGTTGTCATCAAGTACCGCGTAACTCAAAGCGTCGTGCTTTTCATTGACGCCGTCCGTGCCGTACAAGTACACGTGCGCGTAATTCACGGCGGAACTGTCGTACACCGCGCCGGTAATATCCATGACTTTGGGGACCGTGACAATCGTGGAAAAGTCGCTTTCGTTGTACACCGCGGCGGCGTTCACCGGGTCGTTAATCAAGTCACGCACTTGGTCCGGGGTCAAGCCTTGTTGTGTGGTGGCAAAAGCTTTGAAAATGGTCGTTGCACCTTCAGTGGTTGACGCAACGACTTGGCCAGAAAGTTGGAGCTTTTTGTCGGATAAAGCGTTGAATGCCGCGGCGGTGATGGTCGTGTTCAAGGTGGAAATGGCGGGGAAACTTGCAGGAGGTAACGACAAACCTATGAAATAACCTGTGGCCCCAGGCCAAAAATAAACGGGGTCGTACGTGACGCCATCAATGGTATATTTAGCATCTCCTGGCGTGTAATTCAAATGGGTCAATTCGATTACGCTATTGTAAGTCGCGCCGGGTGTTCCGAGAGTCAAACCCACTGCAAAAAATCGTTTGCTACCATCGTCGGTATTGTGGCGTATAAACATATTCGTACCGTACGAAGCCGACCCGTTGTGATACGAACACACAAACTCGTCCGAAGGATTGGCTGTTATCCAGTCGTTTATCAAATCGCACGGTTGGTTTAGTTGATTAGTACTACCATTTGAACTACCCGCGTGGATTCCTGAGAGACCGCTATACCGATACTCGGTTGTTCCGTCAGCAACTTTTTTGAATTGAATCACGGTTTGTCCTGTAAAGTTCGGGGAGTACGCGTCAATCGCTTCGTACGTGTTATCAGCTACATAACTGTTGAAATATGTGCAATCAACATACCACAACGATGAACCACTATTTGCCCATAAAGTACCCCATGCATTGTACCCCCAACCTTTTGCATATTGTTTTCCAGTTGTTTTGTTTTTAAAAATGACCATAACATTCATATGACTGGTTAACACAAATAGTACTTCCGCATTGTTGTTTGTTTTTTCGGTAGCAATATCCGAACATTCCACAAAAATGGTTTGAGTAATTTGATTATTTCCATTAGCTAATTGTTTATAACCATTTAGTCCAATACCATACACTTTGCCTTGGGTAGTATGTATGAATATATTTCTCCTACCAACACACAGCGCTTTTACGTCATCCCCATTCGCTCGTATTGTATTCACAAACTCGGTCAAATAAGTACAGTAGGTCAATACACTGACTATGGTCGTACCTCCAGGTACGGAGGCTGTAATATATGACAAAATAGACTGACTGTACCCCATACAATAATACGATTTGTTACCCGATATATCAATGGTTTCAAATATGTTAAAAAAATTATCAGTGCTCGTATAAATAGCACTTATTTTTTGGCCTGAAGGCAAATTGCTCAATTGATCCGACAAAGTCAACACCGGAGTAACAGTCGTTGAACCCGGCGCTAACGAATCAACACCAAGGGCACCATGTTGGTTTGTACCGTACACAAGTGTCTTGTTGAATGTGGTTGATGGTCCCGTTTCCAACAGCCCAACCCCGACGTTTCCGTCGACGTCTTTCCCCACAATCACGACTTGGTACTCCCCGCCTTCGGTAATCACCATGGTATCCGTGGGGTCGTCGACGTTCGCGTACGCGTGGGTCAAGACGGTTTCTTCTAGTTGCTTTACCGCGTACCGTTCGGCGTTGCTGTTTGCTAAAACGGTGCGGTGTGCCGTGAAAAAGTCTTTCACATTCGTCAGGTCCACGTCTGTAGTGAACGCGATCGGGGCGTACACCGAGTCGATGTTTGCCACGCTAGAAAAAGCGGCACCGTCGGCGTACGATTGTTTGTAAAAGCGCGACCAGTAACTGTTTGGGATTGTCAAATGAGGGATTTCATTGGACGCTGGTTTCAACACCGAAACGACTCCCAATTTGTCAGCGTCAAACAGTTCGGGGTTTTGGGTCGCCCCGGACGCGATCGCGTGGGCGTGGACGTAATTGACTGTGGTCGCGGGGAACTTGGTACCGGTTTTGTCAAGCACGTACTTCATCGGCTGGTTTCTGAATGTCGTGTTTACGCTGGAGTACCCCGTCGCAGAAGTCTCGGTCTCGGTCACCCTCGCACTTTTCATGGCGGTCACCAAAGCGTCCCTCGATTCGACCGGAAGAACAGTCCCGAACGTGTGGAAATAGTTTTGAATGTCATTCAACGCAAGGAACTCGCCCGAAGTCAGTACGCGGTTGTAAACCCGGAGGTCGTCAAAGTACACGCCCGTTTGGGTACCTGTAATAGCCTCCGCAATAGCGAGCGAAAACTCGGCACCAAACGTCGTGCGTGTGACGTCGGTGTTGACGTGCGTAGCCGCCAAAACGTTGTTCACCAGGTAGTTCAAAGTCTTGGTACCCGCGGTCCACGTGACCGCGACGTGGTTCCACATACTCGTGGTGAGTCCGGTCGCGAGCGTGTGTGAAACGCTAGCCCCCAGAGTGGGCGAAAACACTCTGAACTGCGTCGCGCTCTGACGTTGGACGCGGACGTGAACCTGTCCCGCTTGAACACTCAAACCGCCGAAATTGGGGCTTTCATTGGACCCGGTTCCGGTTGCCCCAATGTGTTTGACCCAGTACGCAAACGTCCAGTCGGTGGAGAACTTGATTACGTTGGTCATACCGGCGCCTTTGAGCGTGGCGAATTTGGACCCTTGACCCGATTCAGAAACCGCCAGTGCGGTCCCTGGACCTTGGATCTTGTAATCGCCGGCGACCCATTGAGGGGTTTTGATAGTGGACACCCACGACACACCACCTAGACCGACGCGCTCGAAAGAAACGGCGTCGGTGTCGAATACGCCGTACACGCTCAAACCTTGGGTTGGACCGTACAAAGACTGTTTTTTACCTGCGAGGTAAGTGACTTGTGCGTCCAAAGTCCACTCGTTGGTTGTGGCGTATTGGATCACGTTGGTCACGGAACCGGCGACCACACGGGACACGGGGAACACTTGGGCGTACTGGTAGTCGTACTTGCCGCTCAAAGCGGTAGCACTACCGGTCGTCCGGTTGGACCCGATGATGTACACGTACACGCCACTGTCCGGGATTTGTTCAATCTCTTTGGTAGTGGTATTAATCAAACTAGTCACGGTGATGGTAGACGACCCGCTGGTAAGAGACGCCGACAAGTTCAAGGACACGACGGCAGACGACAAACTAGAGTCGCCTAGAATCGTCAGAGGGTTTTTGTCTAAAACGGAATCGACCGCAAACGCGTGGAAAAATTTGGGTCCGGCATTGTACTCGAACGTCGCCACAAGGTTGTTTATGCCAGAGCTTTGACCGACAATGTCACCCGAAACGGTCCCCGGTTTGATGTAAACCGTATCAAACACAACAAACGAACTAGCAACGACCGTCGGGGCTTCAAACACGGCGGCCAAGTCTAAACCGATGGCGCCAGAGTCGTCCACGGCAAACACGCACACGGCGCACGGGGTCGCTGCGTTAGCAATGGTCACCAGCGTACCGATATCACCGGTCGCCAACGTGCCCGTGGTGTATCGCTGAGAAAGGGTCAACGCCGACACCACTTTTTGGTCGTACCTAAGCACGTTTGTTGCAGCAGTCAACACGTTCGTAAAGTAACTTGGGTTAGCAATCACAAAAGCTTGGAAATCTGCGGCGGTGGGAGGAGAATTTCCAAGAAGACTGGGCGCGAAAGCTCCGACGTACAATTCGGTCACGTTCCCCAAACTACTGTACACACTCACATCCACTTGTAATCCAACACCTGATTCGAAAGAAACGTGTTTCACTCGGGGGTATACCATTTGTATTTATACTTTTTATTATACATTTTAAAATTCGATTTGAACACAACGAAAAGTTTAAACAACAACAATTTCCGCGGTGGAACCCGTCAGAATGGGGGAGTCACCCACAGACACGACGTACTCTTTCACGATCCATTTGTCAAACCCAATGTCGCGCATTGTGACGTACACGTAAAAAAGCTGTGCACCGTACCCGGTATCAATGAAATACTGGGTAAAAGAAGTGCCGGTAGCGGAAGAGTCGGTCGTGTCTGTGAAAAAATTGTCAATAGACACTTCAGCCAAGCCGGTTTTCTCAACCCCGAAAATGGGGAGATCACTGTTACTGTAAATAACCTTCTTTTGGGTCGCGAACGCTGGCCAAGAAGAGTCTGGCGACAAACCGGGAGTTTGTGCGGAAGAAAATGCCACCACGGACACGTCGTTGACCACCGAGTCTTTGGGGTCGACGGAAACGTTTGCGTAAAGTTTATCCGTTCGCCCCGCGTAAAAATCGAAAAACGGCTTTTGAAGTACGACAGTCGCGTCCACCACGCCGTTGTGTTGTTCCGCGTAGTTTGCTGTACCAGCAGCCAAGAACGATCCCAGTGTTTGTTGTGTAACCTCGATGGTTTCGGTGGTCATGGGGATCGGGTTTTGAGGGTGTGGCATGATGGTACTGTTTTTGAACGGGTCCACCGCGTAAATGAACACGTAGTACAGACCGACAATCGCGGCGGTGTCGTTGTAACTGACAAGCCCGGACGGGACGGCGACGGTAGCGCCGGTCAAAGTGTCCCAGTCCACAAACTCTTTCACTTCCGCGGTGAGCGTTGTGGCCGTGGACGTAAACGCCCCCAGTAGAGTCATGTTAGCCGGTACGAGTCTGGTTTGTTTGATTTTCCGTGTGATGTCCTCAATGGACGGGTTTCGGTTAAGCGCAAAGGCGTACGCGGTACCTCCAGAGTTGTCGCGCACAGATGCACTCACGCGAATCTTATGATTGTTGGTAGCTTCGGACATGTAATGTTATTTAATATATATTTTAATATACTATAAAAAATAACATGGGGTTTCAAATTAACGTGAGTTCGAACGTATCGGACGCGTACGGCGCGAACGTTTACGGAGTCGCCGTACAAAATATCGACGGTCTTTCTATTGCGGACGTCAAGTCTTTCTTCGAGACCAACAAACAAACCTCGTGGACACAGCTCGGACCCCACATTCCCGCCAACGTGGACAACAACACCGTTCCCGTTTCCGGAACCATGACTAGTGTGTACGATAATCTAGGTGGTACAGCTACAGCAGGTACGATTCCCCACGCTTTCGTAGACTATACCGTGTACGTTGCCGCGGAGAACGATTTAGGACTGGTTTCGGTCGAGTCCGCGGGGCGTCATAACGGGTACTCGATTGTGTCTGTGGAGGACCTTCTTCTCAACCAAGTGATTGCTTTTACCGACAGCGACCCGGAAAACACACTGACTGCGAACATCTCGAGTACTTTGAGTCTTGGTGGTAACATCATGCACTACGCCGTCGTAGGGTTTTCGGACCCGAGCGTCACCGACGAAGAGGCGCATTGGTACGCCGACCAGCGGCTTTCGGCGGCAGGAAGTGATGTCGCACTATTCGGAACCACGTCCGTTCCTTTTGTAAACATCCAAACCCAAATCACAAAAGTGGTCGGAGTGCTCGACCACGTGAACGCGGCGAATTCCATAGTGTACGACATCGACGACGTGAACGCGGGCCAAGTGTACGTGATTCTGAAAGACGTCGGGCCTGCTGGTATTAGCCAACTCGACGGGATTGGGTCCAACCATTACGGCGTAGAAACGAGTGTTCTTGTGATCAACTCGGCCAACGAAAAAGCCCACGCGAGTGTGAAACAGGTACGTACCAACGGAAACGAAGTGAACGTGGACGTCCGTGGGTTTAGCGCTTTCAGTGTGCCTACCCAGTTTGTAGCCGTGGCGGTGCCGCACGGAACGAGCGTTGATTCCGGACTCGGTGTGACTTTGACCTCGACCGTGTTGGCTGCAGGTGAAGTGTTGCGTGTGTTTGACCACACGTTTACGTTTGCTGGTTCTTTAGACCTTTCCAAAGAGTACGACGTGTACGCTCAGTTTGTCACGTCCGACGCCACCAAAACTTCCGTGGACGCAGTCATGTACTCCAACTTGGAAGACCCGACCCTGACCGGTACTTCCCAAACGTTGACCACCGACACCGAAGACCCTTCCGCGACTCTAACTGCTGTTGTTTTGGACGCCCAAAAAGTCTCCGGTGTAGTCAACTTGAACGCACACCCGCTGATTCTCGACGCGACCGCAACGAAAGTCCAAGTGGTTTTGTCGGTTCACGACAACAAGACTGTCACCGACCTGGTTACGTTCCTCGCTGGCGCTGGTGTTGGTTCTGGACTGTACCACGAAACCACCAATGCAATGGATAGTTTCAGTTTGTCCACGACTTTGGAAGGGTACCCGGTCTCACAAGTTTCGCGCGTGTACGTGTACGCTCTAGTCACCACCGAAGACGAAAGTTACCTGTTCCGACGTTTAGCCGTTTCCCCTGACGTCGTGTCTCGCAACGAAACCGAAGACTTGTTTGTGACGTTCGGCGACGTGTCCATGGAGTACACCGCTCTGGACGCAAACGTCGACGTCCTTTTCAACAAAGGGGCCAGTGCACTGACCGACGCGTTTGTGGTTTTGACCACGCACGGGTACTTGACGTCGGACCCGATAACCGGTATTCTGGCGAACCCGGAAACGAACCGCGGTGTGACGCGCATTACCGACTTGAGCCCCGCGAACCCTTTGCAACCCAACGAACTTCGAGTTTGTGCGGCGGCCACACACAGTTTTACGGGTGCGTACAACGCGGCTGTTCTGACCCACGAGATTACCGTGCGAGTGGAATCTGGCAAGTACGTGTTCTCCCCGGACGTGTCCGAGTTTTTGAAGGGACACACGTACATTTTCGACAACCGGTTAGCAAAAACCAGCCACCCGCTCAATTTTGACTACGAAGACGATGTGTCCCCGTACAATTTCACGCCGGACGCGGCCACCGGTTACACGACCGTGGTAATTCCCGCGGACGCGGCGTACACCGCGTTGTTCGCGCACTGTGCGGTTCACTCAGGTATGGGATCTATCGTCAACAACGGGGCTACCGGTATTCCGGTAATCGTTGTTCCTTCTTCCGTAGATGATTCGATTGACTTGGTGTCCGATCAAGTGTACTACGTCAACGTCGTCACGAGCACACACGGCGTGTACCACGGTCCTTTGTTGGAACCCAACGCAGCAGGGATTCGCGAAATCACAGCCGGGTTTGAAGCTACTGACGGCAACGTGGAACTGACTGGTATCACTTTGAACGTGTTGGACCCCGCGAACGAAACACTCAAGTTGGTGGCGTACACGTACCTTTTACCCAATAAAAACGCGGCGTACACAGCCGCGGCCGAGGCTGTGGTGAGTACGTCTTTGAGTACCTTCTCAACAGCGGGTCTCGTGTCTTTCTCGGCGGGGTCTAGCGTGATTCTCGACAAAGTGATTGATATCGCCGGTGAAGTCTACGCCGCGATTTCCACACGCAACGTGTACGTGTACGGGTGGATCGAAAACGCGGGTAACAAGACGTCTGTGTTTGTGACAAACGCACTAACTCCCGCAGACCAGCTGTACCCACACGTGACTTTGGTCGAGTACCAAGACACGAACAAGCTGGTGGTCCCCGTAGGTGGACTCACCGTGGTCGAGTCCGGTGGGTCCAAAGTGGACAAGTTTTACTTGATGGCGTTCGACTCTGCAGTTACAACGCTCGGAGCAAGTTTTGACTATTCGCCTTTTATGACGGTTGATAAAATCACCGAAGATATCGACCAAAGTTCGGATGATATTTACACCAACGCGACAAAACTGAATATTCTTTACAAGTACACGTCCGCGACCGACGCGTCGTTGACTGACGGTGTTCGTCCCGGCCAAACGGTGACCGTGGTCCTTGTGGCGGTCAGCACGGACACTGGGTACAAAGCGTTCGTCAAAGAGTTTACGGTTCCGAGCGACGTGACCGGTATCCACGGCGCGTTCAGCCCGATGTTCTCGGCGGATAAAAAGTCGTTGCGTTTTATGTCCGGTCAAGCGCGCGGACCCGGTCAAGTGCGTGTCGGTGTTTTCACAAACCCACAAACCGACCCGGTCACTGCGGCGGGCGCGAACTACTACTCTCCAACCGTCACACTTTCCGGTCAATTGAGTTACTTGAGCGCCCTTTTCAGTATTCCACTGACACAAACCACAACTGCTGCTTCGAGTCCTGTGTTGTTGGAACACGTCAATCGCGTGTACGTGTACGCGTGGGTGTATCAAGAAGCTGGGGGAGGAGTCAACAGCGCGGTAGCTTCGGCGGTTGCCAAACACACCAACACAAAACAATTTTACACCCAGATTCGCGACGTGGACTACGTGTCCGGTAGCTCGTTGACGATTGACACCAGCGTGTTTGCTTTTGCCAAAGCCGTTACCGAATATTACGTCGGCGTGATTGAATCTTCTTACGCCGCCACTTTGACGGACAGCGACATAATCACGGCACTCACCGCGGACTACTTGGCAGGAGACCCGAGCCCTGTGAAAGCGTACACGACACTTCTCGCACAAAACGCGGCGGATACTCAAACGGCAACGATACTTTACGCACTCGAATCTTCAAGTGGCGGTGGCGGTAGTAGCGGCGTTGTCGCGGCGTTGGCGAACCACCAGTATAACGTGTACTTGTTGGCGAAGAACTCGACCGCAGGAGAAGTAGAAGTGGAAGAACTCACGGGTCCAGTCATGTATGCAATCAACTTGCCGGGTGTGACTGAGATTACAAACTTGGTGTTTGATCGCGTCAACAACCAAGTGACTTTTGACGTGACCGCCAACGGGCTTGACAATGCTGGCGGCAACACCGACCCCGGAACACTCAGAGCGGTTGCGTTCACGTACGCCAACCCAACGCATTCCACTGGCGTTAACGCGCTCGTTGGTGCAAGCCCCAAAACGGTGATTTCCGGTTCTAGCGGCGTGACTGTGACTGGTTTGACGATTAACAAAGTTAGAACAAGACTGGAACAAGTAGACCCCAACTTTGTGAACGAGGTACACGTGTACGTGTGGCTTGAGCGAGGTGTCGAACAGTCCTTAGTTTATTCCGGGTCGATTGCGGCAGACGCCACGCCGTACCCCGCGATTCACAACGCCGTTCAACTCGAAAACGGGTCGGTGTTTTCAGGGTCGTTGACTATTTTCGACGACGCGGACGGGTACTACTTGGGTCTTTTCCCCGCCGACGAGATTGCGACGGCGTACCCCGCCGAGCTTTTTTACGGGTTTTTCGTGGACAACAATTTACTTTTCACGCCGTTCCCTGTGACGGACGGAAACGTGGGTAACGTGGTGGACTTTACAATGACCGCGGCGTACACGGACTTGTCCAACTCGGGGATCACGCCGGCGATCGCACACGGCGTCGAGTACAAAATAGTCGCGATTGCCGTTTTGAACGGTGGGTCTTTTACGATGACCCAAAGCGAGTCTTTGGTCGCCTTTGGTGGGGCTATTCCTTCCGTAGAAAATTTCGGGATTGTGTACAACGCCACGGACGACACGGCGGACGTAGTGACGGTCGACTTGATTGTGCCGGCAAGTGTTACTTCCGGAACGTTTTATGCACTGGCGACGACGTACCCGATAACCAACGCACTGAACGCGCCCAAACTAAACAACGCGGCGCGCGTGACTCTAGCGTCCGGTGTGACATCCTCCGTGACCGGCTTTTCGCTAGCTAACGCGTTCCCTAAAGTAATGGACTTGAGTGGTGATTTGGTCGATTTCAAAAGCGTTCGCGCGGCGTACGCGTACGCGTGGGGTGTGAACGCATCCACCGGCGACGTCGGTCAAGTGATTTTTGCAGCTAACGGTTTTGACGGCCCGAACACGGACCCGGTCCCGCGTTTGACCGTGGTTTCGGCGGACCCAACGGAACGGACACTGACTGTCGAAGCCGCGAGCGTGTTTAGTGCGACCCACAACGTCGACAAGTATATGATTTTTGCGATGAAAGATATCAGCCAAACTTCCGCGGACGTTTTGACTTTTGTGAACGCGCACTTGGAAAGTTTTATAGAGTTTACTGGCGGCGTCGCCGGCGGCAGTCACAAGACGCCTTTCGGTGAACACAACGATTTCGACCCGGACCTCCTAGAAGACGACCTGTACAACGTCCCGGCGTACTCGGTGGTGATTACCCAAGCGTTCACGCAGACTGCGAACGCAGAAGCGAACGAACTCGTGGTGTCTGGTAACAGTTACCGCGTGTACATGGCGGCAAAAGATACCAACGGTACGACCAACTTGTACGAGTACCCGGCTTTACTCGATTTGGACGCGGTACTCGACACGAGTATCGCCAGGGTCGGTGTGGTGCATAGCGTGACGTTGGACAATTCCGTTCAAAATAACCACACGGTTTCGTTCGGGTTGGACTCCGTAACCGCTTCAAGTGTCGAAAACGCCGAAGTTTATGCCGCAATCTTCACGCGCGACCTAAAGAACGAAAAACTTACCGGAAGTATCGGTGACTTTAAGAACGAAGTCTATTCCACCGAAACCCGTTTGAGCCCAGTTTTGTTCGTGCCTGCGGGGACAACCATCGCCGTAAACACTCGGACTGGTTTCAAAGTGAACAAGGCTTTTGACACGAACGGCGACTTGGTGGACCTTTACACAGTCAACACGGGGTACTTGTACGCGTGGGCGCGCACTTTGGGAACTACTACTATCAGCGGAAGGTCGGCGATTCAGGAAGAGAATGATATGTTCGCGCCGCCGCCGCCGCCGTTTACGTTTACCATTGACGGAAACGAATATTCACCTTCCGCGATCAACCCACTTTACCAAATCACTTTGGACGAAGACACAAACGCTCGTTCCACGAAAACGCCTTGGGTGCTTGTGTTGAATTATGTGCATAAAGGGGGGACTACTCCTGCGTTGAACGTACGCAACACCACAAAAGGTTTGCCTGTATTGCCTGAAAACGGAAGTCTCGATTTCAATACGTTCGATATAAACGCAAGTATTCAGAACGGAAGCACATCTGATCCTAGTTCGTGGGGTCATGCTGGTATTGACCTATTTAACAAAACGTGTATCGCATTGGACAGTTTAAGTGGAAACGATAATGGAGTAGAAGTAAGGTTTGTGGGTAAAACGAACGATCATCCAAGAATAATGCACTTTAAAACTGGTAAATTCGAGTTCCTAAAAGATTTTAGGTATGGTGACCAACCACAACAAGGTGGTGTGAATTTAACCGAAGGAACTGATTTCACTTTATTGAATAACCATTCTGCGTTTTTACCAACCGGTAGTGTGACTCTGTATACTGGTGTAGGTAACGCAGCAATGACAAACTATCCGTTTTATATTTCTAGTCAAAGATATTGGGGTATTAGTCAAGATGGTACTAGATGGGATGTTGACAACCACACAAGCAACTCTTCCAAAAACACTTACCATCAAATCTGGGTTCGTGCGGACAAAGCATAAATTCATTTAAAAAAATAACAGATCTCGCACATTTATTTACGGATGGGGTCAATCCAACAGCGGATACAACAGCGGGTTTTAGCTGGTAGTGACGAGTTTTCGCAAAAAAAAACACACATCGTGGTCGGAAAAACGAATCCTCATGAAAAATCGTTACCGCGGGGGGGTATTACACACACGAAAACACAATGGATATGATAAAATACACAAAAAATATTTTTTCTGGTGTTAAAATAAACAAATGACAAGTCTATTAATTCGAGTGGACACGATCGTCAACACAAACGTCAAAGGGTCCAAAGTGTTCGGTTTGGCGTTTGTGAAAGTCGCCGGCGTCACGGACGTGTTTACCCAAGAAGAAGTCCGCGCATTTGTGTTGCCGAAACTGAGCGACCCTACTTTAACCGGTTCCGCGATTGTTCAATTAGACAACGTCGGTTCAGGCGGCGAAAGTACTAACCATTCCGGCCGCGGCGACGAGCGCTTTACGGGGGTTCTGACAAAAGTGTTTTCCAACGGAATCGTTGACGACACCGTCACGACAAATACGGCCGACGTCACGGGCGCGGCAGGCGTCGACGTGTACTTCCTAACCGTAGACGGAATCAACGAAACGGCGGTGAATACCGGTATTGGTATTTTGTATGAGACTCTTCCAGGTATTTTGAATTGGAGGAATTACCAAGACGTGGTTGGTTATAAACATCGACTTACGAACCCAATCGATCTCACTATTGGCACCGGAGTTACCATGGGTCCTAATGGAGAAATGGTTTTCGATGGCACTGCTGATTCGTATATTTTAATGAACAACGACACGACTTTAGATTTGCGGTCGTACGACATTTCGTTCGAGTTTAAGCAAATTAGTAGAACTAGCACAGTTGACGTTGGTATGGTTAGTCGTGGTCGTTGGTACACATTTGGTACTCAGATACAGGCTAATAGATTAGAGTTAAACATGTACAAAAGTAGTATATCAAGTGAAGAATCCAGAAACTCTTTTCCGCTACCTGACGGTGATGATACGGAGTGGGTTTATGCACATGCTGTGTACGATAATACAACACAAAGCGCCGCGTTATACATTAGTAGTTCTGGTAATAGTTACATACATCGTACAATGACCAATAATATCCCATCCGGTAGTGAGAATATTCCGTTCATAGTAGGGGCCGAAATGGCGGAGGGCGTTACTTACAAAGGAGATCCAGATCCAGCGCAATTCTCACGTTTTTTTACCGGTTCAATTCGTAATTTGATTATTCAAGAATTCACCGCATTACCGGCAGCTGGTACGGTTCCTTCTTTATAAACAAGCCATATCAATTATCCTTTAATTTTTACGCTATTTAAAAACAAAAAAAAAGTTCAATCCGAGTTTAATGAATCGTCTTCAACACGCGCGTACCATGCAAAAATGGTAGATGATCAGGTGGGTGTGTAAAGCTGGACAAGATGATTTCCGTACACAAAACACGACGATCGAACCGTTTTAAACGATTAAACACCGGTGGTTTCGAACGACTCGTTACCCGAACCCGAGACGACGCGACTTTCGAAAACGATACTTATTTCTGTCATTGCTAACGACCTATTTACCCGAGACCATGGGGTCACCCCGAAAAAAAAACATTTACAAAAAAAAAGGTTCACTTTTTGTTATTGCCTACCTGAATAAACTAGAAAAAAACAAAACGGCAATAAGAAAAAACGAAAAAACTTTTTAAAAAACTTTTCAAGAAGAAACAGGGCTTTTGATTTTGATTTTCACGGGGTCGGCGTTGACATCACTCTGTTTGACGGAAACGCGTACGTTGTCAGCCCCACGGGTTTCGCGATTCGAGGAGTCTTTGAACTTGACGGTAAGTTTGGGGAACATCTTTCTAATACACAACATATTAAAAAAAAACAACTTAAAGAAATTCAATACGTTAAACTAACAAAAAATGGACTGTGAGATTTGTGTGTTCCCATTCAACCGGTCGACGCGCAAACAAATCACGTGTCCTTCGTGTCGTTTGAACGTGTGTGTCGCGTGCGTAAAACAAGCCCCGAGCAAAGCAGGACTTTTAGACATCACGTGTATGCAATGTAACCATTTGTGGGACACAGAGTTTGTTGCAGGTGTCTCACGGTCGGTTGTGGTAACACACAAGAAGCGCGTGGAAAAACTTTTGGTTGACCAGGAACGTACCAAACTACCGGAAACGCAGTATTACCTACAGTACGACCACGCAATGGACCACGTCGTGCGTCCGCGTATCCAACGAGGTGTGCGGAAATTGGTTGAGTTACAGGACGAGTTAGAACGCGAGATACAAGAGTTACGGGACGAGATGGTAAAAGAAGAAGAAACGGGTCGTTTTAGTTGGCCAGAAGACGGGCCTTACGCACAAGTACGCGATATCCACCGCGAGATTCGAACGACGCGTCGGGAAGTTAACCGGTTGTCCCAACACCTCGACGAGTGGAATTTTCACAAACGCATGACGTACACAGAGTACATTCCGGAACAGTTAAAAACAACAAGTCCTGGAAACGAAGAAAACAACAAAAAAAGGAAGCCCGCGCAACACGTGTTTCCGTGTCCCCAAGAAAATAAAGACTGTCCCGGGTTTGTGATGGACGACGGGTACGCGTGTGGGACGTGTGCGTCAAAATGTTGCGACAAGTGTCATCAACCGGAACATTTGGGGGAAAAATGCGAACCAAACTTTTTGGCAACCGCGCGTGAAATTCGACAAAACACCAAACCGTGTCCCAAATGCGCCGTGCGAATCCACAAGATTGAAGGGTGTGACCAGATGTGGTGTACGCAATGCCGCACAGGGTTCTCGTGGCGCACAGGTGAAGTCGAGTCCGCCGAAGACCGTATCCACAACCCCCACTATTTCGAGTGGGCGGCGCGGAACAATAATGGCGGTAATCTCGAAAATAATAACAACTGTCGCCCGGTCCATGTACATTTGTTAACACACTGTGGGGTTTTGTTCGGCACGAGCGAGGACTACGGGTACTTTACCGAGCACTTTCGTTTGAATTCACACGTCCGTTTCTTTGAGATTGAACAACACTTTCGCGGCGGCGGCGCGGCAAATCGCGGCCAAGATGACACGGACCTCCATTTGGACTTGCGTTTGAAATTTCTCAAAAAAGACATTACGGAAAAACATTTGGGGACTGTGCTTTACAAACGACACAAAGAAACACGGGTCAACGCCCGGCGCGTCCAAGTGTTACACTTTTTCGTCGATGCGTCCAACGACATTTTCCACCGCCTGATGTACCAGTGTACGACCGCCAGCCAAGCGACACCTTTGAAACACGAACTGGACGCTTTGGTCGAGTACACGAACGAGTGTTTTCAATCACTCAAGAAAGTGTACCACATGAAAATGCCCGTCGTGCGTTTCGAAAACGGCACGTTTGAAGTTTCGCGTTTCAATGGGTATCTGTTTATGGAATAACCTTTTTTTTCTTAATTTTTTTTTTATTAATTAAATCGAACGGTTTTTCTAAAAAATGAACCGCGCACCTGTTGTTATTATCAAGCCACGAAAAAACTTTACGGGTATCACGGTTCCCAAAAAAACCACGAGTTGTTCGTTGTTTCGTTCTCAACGGTTTGTCGAACAACCGGAAGAGGATATGTGTCATACCGACCTTTATGCGTACATCAAAGTGTTTGGTACCGACGACCAACGTAGACGACTGGTACTGTTGAAAAGTAAAGTGCGACGGAAGCATTTGCTTCTGTTGTATCGCGAAGTGCGGGGCAATAACGGTCCTGGTGGCGGCGGTATCAACAATAACAACAACCGTCCTGGTGGTGGGGGTGGGAACAACCCTGGCGGTGGTGGTGCTATCAACCCTGGCGGTGGTGCTGGTGGTGGTGGTGGTGCTGGTGGTGGTCGTGGTGGTGATGGGAAAAGCCCGCGTGGCGGTAGAGGTGTTTTAGATGACTATTTTACAAGTGATAGTTACATGTTGTCTCGCACCGCGTATGACTTGTCCAAAGATCCCAATTACAGGAACAAACTCGCAAAGATCCTTCCGGGTATGGACCCCGCAAGGAGGAATACATTGATGTTTCAATTTGGACGACTCATGGAGTCTCGTATAGAGTACGGAACGCTGGAGGATTATGAGAGGGGTATGAAACCCGTGTTGGGGGATCCACCGGACTATTCGGCCTCGGATACACGCAAGATTTTGAAGCAACTTTTTAGACCCGTCCTTTGAAAAACACACGTGAGAAACCCTTTTTTTTTCCTTTAAAACCCGGGTCCTTTTTAAAACCCGGGTCCTTTTTTTTTAGAAAACGCAACACGGAGCGGTTTCCATTCGCGGAGTTTGTGGAGCATGTTGACGTTCGAACGCACGGGAACGTCGCCTGTTCGGCTCCATTTGACCTGGATACCGGACTTTTCGGGATACTCTGCGTACTTGAAATATTCGGGAAGCGCTTTGAACGTATTTTGGACGACGTTTTTTAATTTTTGAGAATTTTTTGTTTTAACAAAAGGGGTTATGTTTGCATAGTCGATAATCACGACGCTCTTGACTTTACTATCTTGACCAAACCCCAAATTGACCATGACGTTCGAAGCGTGCAAGTCACCATGGAATCCTTGGAACACGCGGTAAAAACTTTGTAAAGCGTTACGAAACTTGGTCGTGAACGCCACAGGGTCGAAATTATACTTTTGCATGTACTTTTTTGCAGTCATGGTCTGTTTGACGTCCACCGCACCGAAAGAGGCGTGGTCCATGACGTACACGCCGGACGTGAGTTCGGGGTGGATCCAGTAGGCGTGAATCCGCACGTGCACCCCTTTGCGTAACCCGCGAGTATTACTTCCGTAGTCAATCTCGCGCAAGAACTCTGTCATTTTACTAGGAGAATTTTTACGAATCTTTTTGATAACGTACTTGTTTTCCCCTGGGTTGACGTCGTACACTTGGACTTCTGGTGTGGAGTACGTACATTTGAAACTTTTGAACGTGTTGATTTCGCGCTTAAACGCGGGACTAGTGGTAGTCCACTTCATTTTTTTTTACTTATTATTACTTATTATTAATTTTTTTATTTCGTTTTTGAACTTTCGATTAATTTAACAAAATATGAACTGGAACGTCGTTTACGCCCACGCGTGGCCGGATACGCTTTACACCGACATGGTTCTTTTTTTGAAAAACGGTGTCTTTACCGGCCCGGCTTTACCCGACCATATCAAGAAGACGTTTAGGCGACGAGCACGCACAGGGTACTCCGTGAACCCACAAGACCAGATCGTGTTGTCAGTACAAACCACACCATGGAACCAAGTGAACAACCGGATTTTGGTGGACAACGGGGCGCCTCGAGGTTTCACGTTCAAAGTGGTGAAAGCGTCCGACCGAGTAGGCGTCTTGCGTCGTTTCATGACGGACATGCGTAATGTCGGGACCAACGCACACATGCTCGTAGACCGTCTACACCGCGAAGGGTACCTCGGGATATCGCGACGATTCGTACATCAGTTTTTGAGAAGCGACCCGTCCACTTTGGCGTTGCGTGTTCAAACCCAACCAAACATACGGACGGTAATCAAGTCGTTCCGACCCAGTTACCCGTTCGAACATTGGCAAATGGACTTGATAAACATGACGGGTCCGAACAACACGTGGATATACCAGAACAAACGGTACGGGTACATTTTTGTGATTATCGATATATTCACAAAGTTTGTGTACATCTACCCTCTGAAAAATAAGGAAGGGATCAGTATTGCGATGATTTTAAACAAACTGTTTTTGTCGGGGGACATTCCGGATAAACTACACAGTGATAAAGGCGGGGAGTTTGTTAACGGGTACGTGTCCAAACTGTGTTTGGATTTCAAAGTGAAACAGATTGTGGGTCAAGCGTACAGTCCGCAAACGCAAGGGTTTGTGGAGAATAAAAACAAACAGATCAAACGTTTACTCAAGTACTACATGATTAACAACGACAACAACACGTACTACGACGTGATTGATCAAGTGGCGTACACCATAAACAATTCGAAACACGGTGTGACGGGGTTTACTCCGATGCAGTTGCACAGAGGCCGACAGACGGAACGAAACTTTACAGTGACCAATAACGAACCCAATAACGCAGCAAATGCGTTTCAAACGCTGTTCGAAGAACCCGCGGACGCGGACCTCGAGAACTATTATAGCCGACAGACTGTGGTGTACAACGAGCGCGTGCGTCACGTGAAGAACACTTTGAAAGGGGTCGCGTCGAAACGGGAGAATACCCAACGGGCCAAGAAACGCCCGATGAAAGTCGGTTCGTTGGTACACGTGATGACGCATGTGATTGACGGAACCGAGATGATGGGCGCGTTTGTTCGTGTGGGTCCAAATCAGCTGCTCCAAAACCCAATCAAGGCGACGTTCGAAGGGACGTTCCGTCCTATTCCCGATATGAAAAAGTATCCGTTGTCCCTGTTTACCGCAGCCGACTTGTCGGGACGTAGTAAGTTTTACAAACCTTTGTTTCGTATCGAGCGCGTCGTACAAGATACTTTAGCGGCGGTTCGGTACCACCTAGTAACTGATGAAGAAACCCCTCAACCCGTGTACATTAAAACAATAAACGGAGGCCGTTACGTGCGTCATTTCTACAGGGACAATTTGGTCTTGTTCGACCTTCAAACGAACCGCGACCAGATTCGATTGGAAAAAATCAACCCAAACCCGTTGTTTGTGGATTTACACAATCCAGTTCGAACCAGAATAGTACCTCTTCAACCAGGAACGGAACAACAACAAGAACAACAACAACAAGAACAAGAAGAAGTAGTACGGGAAACGAATTCGATAGAGTCCCTTTTATCGGAAAACGTTTTGCTCACTGAAAAGCCATATATATTCATCAACATGGTCAAATCGGGTGACGAAAAAGTCCCGTTCATATATATCGCACAGATTGTGGGGAAAAGTAATAATAGGTTCACCCTTCGGTTGGATACCGATCCGGAAACCCCCAATAATGCAGACTCCATAACCCTCGTTTTGTCTTATAAACATTATAACGCAATGAACACAAAACATGGATGGCGGTTTGTGGAACATAACCGATGGCTTCTTCGCCCCGACTGTCGTAGAGCTCCGAAAATTCAAGACGGACCTCATTACGTTACGAACACAAAGGACGTTCCGTTGGTGGACTACAAGGACCTTCTCACCGACCCGAGCTACACGATACGCGAATTGGCAAACTACGACATCGAACAGAACCCGAACTTGTTGATTCGGTACAACAACCGAGAAGCTGCGTTGGTACACAAAAAGTACCGAAAGTCGACGAAACAGACGAGTCAAACACAAGACAAATGGGAAATTCAGTTTGTGAACGGCGGCGAATCCCAAGCGGTAAACTTGACTCCTGGAACTTACGGGAAACTTTGGGAATTTATGAGTTTCAATTTTGTGTTTAATATACAGCTTAAAAAAGCAATCAAATCTTTTTAGAATCTAAAAGTTCGTAAAATAGCGGGGACTATTTTTTCAATCTACATCTTAAAAACAAGCAATCAAATCTTTTTAGAATCTAAAAGTTCGTAAAATAGCGGGGACTATTTTTTCAATCTACAGCTTAAAAAAAAGCAATCAAATCTTTTTAGAATCTAAAAGTTCGTAAAATAGCGGGGACTATTTTTTCAATCTACAGCTTTAAAAACAAGCAATCAAATCTTTTTAGAATCTAAAAGTTTGACTAGTCGTAAAGCGGCACTATTCCAAGGGCTAGATTTTTGTACTTGGGAACGAGTCCCATACGATCCAGAATCTCTTGTTTGGATCTGTAATGCGTGCTACTAAAAGAAGTGTAGTCTTCTTCTTCAGCTATTAGCGGTTTTTTCAGCGCGAGTTGCCACACAGGTGGGTGAGTGTCCGTGCGCGGCTGAGTTTCCGAACACACGCGCGCGTTTCCGAGGAATTTCCACCCGAATCTCAAACATCGTTCAAACACGTACAAAGTTGTTTTTTCACAGTTGATCGTTTTATCAAACGTCTTGCGTTTTGCCTGGCCGGTATAAAAAATCAGGGTGGTGTTACTGTCGTAAACGTCCATGTTCCGCGCAGGATCCGTAAAGAGTGCGAGAAACATGACTATTTCTTTTTCTGCTTTTTACTTTCAAGTTCTTTAAGTGAAAATTTTTTAAAAAAATTACAAGTCGTTGTACTTTTTGAGCGCCTTTTTCAAACAAGCGATAAAGCTCGGTTCGTGTAAAAACAGGTTGTACACGTGTGTGAACTGACCGTCCCTCCAGTTGTCGTTGAAATGTTCGACGAGCTGGTTCACTCCGATAGAGTCGCGAACAACAATGGCAAAGTCGGAAACACCGGACGCGTACCACAAATTGGTCGCCGTCTTGTACACGATCGTGTTGGCGTCCAGTACGGCGCACGGAATATCCTCTTGGGTTTCGCCAATCAAGAGGTCCACGATCGCGTCCGCCACCACATCCACCGGTTTGTTACCGGTCGTCGCAATGTCCCGTTGCATTTTCGTAAGTGCGTACACAATATTCTTCTTTACACACATACGTAGATCGACGTTCAAAGCAAACGCGCCTTCTCCGCGTTTGCATTTTATTCGAAGGATCGTCTCGATAGTTTTCCGCATGGACTCGTTCTCTTCTTGTAATTGGAACATGGAATCGCGCGCGTCGTTGAGTTCGTCCGTCTGTCGCAAAAGCTCTTCGGTAAGCTCGTCCATTTTTTTCTACTTAATTAAATGGTGCGTTTTCTTTTTAAATTCACTTCTCCTTCTTCTTTTTCACCATACTGCGTCGAAGACTCTTCTTCTCTTCCACTTCACGAGTGTTGACGATGTACTCCGCGCCGGACGTTGCCAAGTCCTCGGGGTTCTTGCACATCATTTCTTTGTCCCCTAGGATCTTGGACAGGTTTTCACGCACGGTCTCCACATTGAGTGGGGCTTTGGACGTGACGGTCTTGAGCGTGAGCACGCCGTACTCGCCCGCTTTACACACTTCCAGCGAGCGGTCGTCCATGTACTGCATGATGGAGTCCGTCAGGTCTTTTTGTGCCACTTTGAGCTCCTTTATTTGTTTATTGTGTTCTTTAACCTTGTCGTCAATCTCACAGAATTGGACAACCATTTGCTTAAACGCGCCTTCGTTCATTTCCTTATTCCTTTATACAAGAGCCAAACCTTTAAATATGTTTTAAAACGAAAAACAAATGTTCGTTCACGTCGTGGTACGTTATGTTCGCGTGCGTGGACCGGATACAATCCAGCACGTCCTCCTTGGACAGTTTCAGCAGAGACGTCGACGGTATATTGAACAACATCGCGGAATGAGGCGACACGATATCGGACCGGTTGGTGTCCGAGTTCAAATGCACACACAGAAACGGAAGCGCGTTGTACACGTCGAGTAACGTGTCGGTACTCGGGAGTAACATGTGCGACCGATCGCCAATACATTCCAGTTCGTGCATTTGAAGATTAAATTTGGTGTTGAAATTCGTTTTACACCGAACACAGTTCCATGTGCCGCATTTGTACTTGCGATTCAGATGGTACGTGAGCGCTTGTTCGCTCGAAAGACATTTTCCACACCGAGGGCAAATAGGCATTCTTGAGTCGCGTGTCTAAAACAATAAAAATATTTTTTTAAATATTTATAAAAATAATAATTTTTTTTTGTAAAGTGCCTTTTTATTATATAAAAATTAAATTTTTATTCTTAAATGGTTTTATCTGACTGACTCATCCATAATATTAGACTGACTCATCATCCGCACTTATACATCTTCGAAACAAACCGGAGACGTCTTATTGTTCGAAATGACGTATTTCAAATGGAAGTAGTACAGCACGCCGACGAGCGCCTGTGATCGATTCGACGTCACGCTAAACGCGGTTCCTAGCGCGATAAGAGCGAACAGTGCGCCTTTTTGAATGGTATCGCGTTGAATTTGACCGGTTTTCAGACCAGAGTCCTGGGCCAAAATCTGTATCATACCGTACGAACCAAACAGAACTAACAAGTAGTTGACTTGTTTGTTGTACCGTTTCGGTAAACCCATCTGGCCGAGACTGAACGAGTTGTACATCATGTCCATGTAAGTGATCAAGAACAACGGAAGCGAAACCACAAAGTAATACAGAGCTTTGTTTACTTTCCATTGTTCTATTTTCGAATTGAGTTTCTTGTGATACGCGATGAACCCGATTTGCAACAAAAGGAGTGAATGGTACAGTTGCATTTCTTTATTTTTTGTAATAAGAGAGAAAAAAGAGAGACTCGAATTATAACTTAAAGAATGCACGTGATACAGGATATAACAAGGGAGGTGTGACAGAAAACAAGGATGCCAACCTTTGGGAAACCAACAATGACTCGTGGTAACAGCAGCAAGTACCAAAACAACGACGCGAGCGAGGACGAAAGTACTACTGAGGCGGGCGGAGAATTGAACGTGGAAGTCCACAAAAACAATATCTATTTCTACGAGGATATTACGGTCGAATCTGTACTGTTTTTGAGTCATCAAATCTCAAAGATGGAGAAACATCTTTTGAAATTGTCGATGGACTACCAACTGGAAACTTCGCCCAAGATACACTTGTACATACACAGCAAAGGCGGCGACGCGTTTGCCGGACTCAGCGCCATGAGTGTAATCAAGAACTGTCGCGTTCCGGTGGTGTGTATCGCGGACGGGATCGTGGCGAGCGCGGCGACGTTCTTACTTCTCGGAGCCACAAGCGGGCGGTGGATTCGTCGCAACTCGTGTGTGTTGATTCATCAAATCCGGACCGAGTTTTGGGGACCTTACGACGAACTCAAGGACGAAATGAAAAATTCCAAGAATCTTATGAAAAGTATCAAGCGAATTTACAGACAAAACAGTACAATGCCGAAAGAAATTATTGAAGAGATCATGTCAAAAGAAATCTACTTGAGCGACAAGAAGTGCCTCGAGTACGGACTTGTGGACAAGATTATTTAAAAATGCCCTAAATAAATGAGTTCAAACAGGATGAATTACGTCGTAGAACAGATGGTCTTGGGTTATTGGACGTTCGGTACGAAACTCGGTAGTGTATTGTTCTATCGTCGAGCATAACACATGTATACGATTATCAAACTCTTGTACTTTACATTTCTTGATTGTACACACGCTGCTTGCTTTGTCATAACCGAAACACGAAGTTACTTTTGTACCGTTTGTGTTTATGTAGTCATCCGGGTTAAATCGCACAAACACAACCGGTACGTGTCCGAAATCCTGGTACAATTCACACAAACGCTTGTTGTCACACGTGGTCTCGTACGCCCGGTGTTGGTTTTCGTCGATTTCAACAATCAGTATGTGTGTTCCGAAATTACAGTACATATCCGGACGCCGCCGAGACGCACAGTCTGTCGGCGCAAAGTCATATCGCTTGTCGCACATCCACGTGAACTCCGGAAACCGCTCTTTGATACGATCAACGATATGTTGTTCCTTGATCTTGTAGTTTCGGCAAACCGGTTTGTCTGGATAAGCACGCGTGAAACACGTTCGGCAATAGCCTTCATATTTCACGTTCTTGTGTATCGGACACCATTCGCTTTTACAAAGAAACTTCTTCTTGTACCGTTCCTCCCCTAGACATTCTCGGCAATCACTGCGTCGTTTATTGTGTTCGCAAAAGGAACTTCCGCCGCAATATCGGCACTGATTGCGCTGTTTTCCGTGTTCGCAAAAGGAACTTCCGCTACAATCTTTACACACTGACCTTCGACGCTTGTGTTCACAAATAGAAGCCCCATCGCATTTTATGCAATTACTACGCCGTCTATTGTGTTCGCAAAAGGAACTTCCGCCGCACTTTCGGCACCGACTACGCTCTTTTCCGTGAATACACGGCATGTTATTTACATCAAATTTCATTATCTTAAAGTGATTTTCACACATTTCAGATTCTTCATTTTTTTGGAAAATCTGTATTTTTTTGGAAAACACATTTCTATTTTTTCTTGGCCTTTGTGCCTTTGCCGCTTCCTGACGGCGCCTTTGCCCCGTCTTGACCCTCAAAATTTATTCGTTTCATCTTCGCATTCGATATCTTGGAGAGCTTCTTGGCTTTCTCAACTTCTTCGTCCGATCCTGCCGCTTTGTCCTCTTCGTTATCACTCTTATTGCGGCTCTTGGACTTCTTCATCCCCTTGATCTGCATGCTGGCGTCGCGCACCGGCCGCGTGTCCTTGTTGCACTCTCGCGTGAAGCCCGACTTGGTACGGGCTTGCGGGCTTACGGGCTTGCTGAACTTGAGGTCGAGGCAGTGGTTGATCAGCACCTTCACCTTTGTGTTGTAGTGGTCGTTGCAGATGCAGATGATGGGGATCTTGCTGATCTTGATGGTCTCGATCAGGTCCGCCATGCCCCCGCGCTCGCCGTTACCGGACATGCCGTCCACCTCGTCCATGATCAACAACTTCTTCTGCGGCGCCGTGCACCCCCCAACTATGGACACAGAGCGGTTGGTAACCATCTCTTTGATGGCGTTGGCCAGTTTGCCGTCCACGCCGCCGTCCACATCGCGGTCACTCTTCCCCCGCGTATCGCTGGCATTCACCTCCGTCACCATGTACCCGAGCGCCTTTGCGATGATCCCCGCGCTGCTGGTCTTGCCGATACCCGGTAGCCCGCTGATCAGCACCGCCTTCTTGGGCCCGTCCTTGGCTGCCCCTTTCGTGGCCTTTTTTTTGCCGAGGTGTGTGGCGTGCCAACTCTCCAGCCACTGCTGCAATTGGCGGATCTTGTCGCTGTTGCCGATGAGGTCCCGTGGGTGCTTTGGGCGATGCTTCGTCACCCACAGGCTTGTGTCTATTGCCGGTAGCGCCATTGTTATTATTATTCTCACGACAATATTCTAGGTCATTTTGTGGGGTCCTCGTCTCTCTTTCTTGACGCTCTTTAAGTGGAAGTTACAGGAAGTTCAAATCAAATCAAATCCTTGTCGTCAGAGACTTAAAAAGTTAGTTTTTTCATTTAAGAAGAATAATAGTTTAAATGGAATAATGTCGGCTATCGGTATTGATCTCGGAACTACTTACAGTGCGGTGGGTGTATGGCAAAACGATCGCGTGGAAATCATTGCCAACGAACAAGGGAATCGCACAACCCCGTCGTATGTAGCGTTCACGGACACGGAGCGTTTGATCGGTGACGGTGCCAAGAACCAAGCGGCGAGCAACGCGTCCAACACGGTGTACGACGCCAAACGTCTCATTGGTCGCAAGTTTTCCGACGAGAACGTTCAAAAAGAACTTCGAAATTTCAGTTACAAGGTGGCTTCGGACAACAAGTCGGACAAGCCTGTCATTCACGTGTCCTACCAAGGTGAAGAAAAGACATTTTATCCGGAAGAGATTTCGTCCATGATTCTAGCCAAGATGAAAGGAATCAGCGAGACGTACCTCGGAAAAGAGGTCAAGGACGCCGTGATTACCGTACCCGCGTATTTCAACGACAGTCAACGCCAGTTTACAAAAGACGCGGGTGCGATTGCGGGTTTGAACGTTCTTCGAATCATCAACGAACCGACCGCGGCGGCGATCGCGTACGGGCTCGACAAGATCAACGATTCAACGGGCGAGAAGAACGTACTGATTTTTGATTGTGGTGGAGGAACACACGACGTATCGCTGGTATCCATCGACGATGGTGTGTTTGAGGTGAAAGCGACGGCGGGAGACACGCATTTGGGCGGGGAAGATTTCGACACGCGCATCTCGGACTTTTTCGTCAAGGAGTTTCTACGCAAAAACAAATCGATCGACGAAGAAGCGTTCCGGTCCAACAAACGCGCGTTGCGTCGCCTACGAACCGCGAGTGAACGGGCCAAGCGAACGTTGAGTGCGTCAGCCACGACGACCGTGGACATTGACAGTTTGTACGACGGGGTTGATTTCTCGTCGACGATTTCGCGTGCGCGTTTTGAAGAGATTGCGAGTGACCTCATCGAGCGTTGTTTGTCCCCGTTGGACCAAGTCCTTCGAGACGCGAAAATGTCGAAAGGGGACGTACACGAGATTGTGTTGGTCGGTGGATCGACCCGAATTCCAAAGATTCAAAAACGTCTTAGTGAATATTTCAACGGGAAAGAACTTTGTAAGTCCATCAACCCCGACGAGTGTGTGGCGTACGGCGCGGCGGTTCAAGCGGCTATTCTCACGGGCAGTCAAGGAGAAGGGTCGTCTTCTTCTAGGCTGAACGACCTGTTGTTGTTGGACGTCACGCCTTTGAGTATGGGTCTGGAGACGGCGGGCGGTGTGATGACGAAGATTGTGGAGCGAAACACCACTGTGCCGGTGAAGCGAACCCAAACTTTTTCAACGTACGCGGACAACCAACCAGGGGTGTCCATCAAGGTTTTCGAAGGAGAACGCCAGTTTACGCGCGATAACCACTTACTGGGTGAGTTTATGCTGGAAGGTATCCCCCCAGCCCCGCGTGGGACTCCGCAGATTGAAGTGTCCTTCGACCTCGACGCGAACGGGATCCTGAAAGTGACCGCGATCGAAAAAGGTACCGGTAAACAGTCGAATATTCAAATCAAGAACGACAAAGGGCGTTTGTCGACGGAGGATATCGAGCGCATGGTGGAAGAATCAAAACAATTCAAAGCGGACGACGACAAACACATGGAACTCGTACAGACCAAGAACGAACTCGAGGCTGCTTTTTATGCGTACAAGAACCTACCTGACGCGGACCCTGAAAAAGTGTCTGCGATACAGTCTATGTTGGAAGAAACAGTGGAAGACATGAAAGCGACAGTGGAAGACATGAAAGCGCGTATTGACGAGCTTCGGGCCGAAATGGCTGCTCGTGGAACAGAAACAGAAACGGCAGAAACGGATCATAACGACGGACCAAAGGTTGAGGAAGTCGACTAAAAATTTAATTTAATTTAAGTAGATAAATAGAAAAAAAAACCAAATGAATCATACAGATTGGACCCCGGTGATTCTATCAAAGAACAAACAACTCAACAAACCCCCAACAACAACCGGGTACCGTACACAAGCAGCCGCAGACGTCGCGCGCCTGGAGAATGACGAACCGGTGAAGAGGGATCTCGCCAAGACCAAAGTGTTTGTGACGAATTTGAAGAATGTGCGACTTTCAAAAGGCATGAACCAAAAAGATTTTGCGGCGACCATGAACGTAAAGCCCGACATCATACAAGGGATTGAGTCGGGGCGTATTATACCGGACGCAAAGTTGATGCAAAGCTTGAAAAGTCGAATTTAACAATGTATATTTAACATCTTGTGAATACCCATTGGTTGACGGAGGATTCTTTTACGCCACCTTAACTTGGTGACGGTTGAAGAGCTAATGGCCGTTATAGTGAAACAGAAAAACGCCCGAAACGGACCTAAAGGTGTAGGAAGTCGATTAATTAATTGAAGAGAACTCTCCAGGAATTGTTGTTTAACTGAAGAAGATTTACAATGTCATGTAACATCCTATGAATGCCCATGTTTGACGGATTCTTTTTAAATAAATTTTTGTACGCCTGTTTAACTTTTTCAATATTCGGTAGAGAATTGTTATTGTTCCTTGTTGCTTGTTGTTTGTTCCTTGTTCCTTGTTGTTTGTTCCTTGTTCCTTCAAACTCTTCTTGAATCCAACTCAATTGTTTTTTCAAAAAAGTAACCGCTTTTGTGTTAATCTTGATAAAATAACTTTCCCCATTGTGTACAAGTACATTTGTATTTTTAGGTGATAAAAACTTAGACATATCATTATCCTCGTCCGTGATGTATTTCTTGTTTATATTTATTATTATAATACCATTGTTGTTCCCGTGTGAATAAGCTACCTGGATATACTTAACTTTTCCGGTCATAATCATTTGAAGATCTTTACCTATTAAATAGTCCACTTCATCTGTCAATCTAAAATATGGAACTGTAATTTTAATGTTACGCGCTCCATCTGTTTTTTCGTAAATATCTTCGGTTCTTTCAGCGATTATTGTCGATAATTCTTCGATTCTTGACGATAGTCGAAATTCATCGCCAGTAGGTTCGGCGTTGTTGTTGTTGTTGTTATTGTTGTTGTTGTTTTTGTTGTTGTTATTAGGAACTCTAGGAACTCTAGGAACTTTGGATTTACAACCTTTCGATACTACCCAATCGCAATTAGGACTGATTTGACATTCAGCTTTACGTAATTTTCCACAAGCCATCTAATAAATTATATAGAGAAAAAAAAAAGCGTTGAAACAATGAAAAAAAAAGAATACAGTTTTCAATAAATGTTACTTCTGTCCCCTCTCTTTAAAGTTTTCAATAACGACATTCTTATCGGTGGAGGGGTGAAAATTTCCAAACCACCCATAACAATAACAACAAACTTGACAAATTACCGCGCGTCGTCCGAGTTACGTGTGAACAACAAAGTGGTCGTTACGTACGACAATGCTACACCAGACCGTTACGGTGTCGAGATTACGGACATAACACTGGTTCAACATGACGAGACACAAGTGGACGTGTCAATCGTTGGGTACGATAACTTTGGCTACAATAATGTGAACGTCGACACTTCTTCCTCGTTGAAGTGTAGTGTTGTCGCGATCAGACAGGACCACGAAAACACATACTATAATTTGAACCAACGACCCACGATTATGTTACTCGAGAGTCTTGGGAAAGAGGTTCCGTTGAGTTTATTGGGGTCTACTTTAGTACATCCGGTGAGATCGACCGGTGTGCGGAACGACGCAAACGATAACCGAAGCGTGGTGAATCAAAGTCGTATGTTTCGTGAGACTAGTTTCAAACAGTCCATCGAAAGTCATTCGCACAACCACGACGAGTACGTGGACGTTGCGACGAAACAGACGTTTCCGATATACGGACCACACAAGTACGACGTGATTGTTATTTTAAACGACAAAAATATCACGTTCGCGTCAATCAAACGTTCCTTATTTGTCCATGGCGTGTACGACGTTATGGTCGAGCCGGCACGCACAGGAGGCGTGCGGACCGGTGTAAATTTGAACGACAGTGTCCGGGTGACATGGAAACTCTCAACCGGAAACGAACTAGTACCGGAAACTATTATCGTCGAACTCCGAGACAACGACGGGAACTTGTTAGTGACGGTACCACCAGCAACAACAGCGGATGGTACCGTGGTGGTGGCCATGTCGAGTCTGTTAACAGGTTCTTACAGAGGAACCGTGCGCGGGTACGTACAGTACAAACACGTTCATTGGAGTCCTTTGAACTATTCGAACGTGATTGTGTTTGAGACGTCCAACGAGCCGACGACCGTTGAGTTTTTCGTATCGAACGACGAAAAAAAACACGGCAGTGTCGGGTACGATCAGTTGTATATTCAATTGGTCACGCTCGATATCATCACGGGGTCCGCAAACGCGTCCCTTCTCGAGCGCGTGGTAACGCTCCGTTTGTACGAAGACGAGGCGCGGACGATTCAGAGAACCGCGGTGGTATTCACGCGATTGTACGAAGCACACATCGTGAGTAACTTGGAAATCGCGACCGCTTACTACGCTTCGTACGATATTAACGACTTTTTAAACCCCGTGTATTCCGCCGACGTGATCGACGCGCGATACTCGACTCGAACGGACCCGGCGACGTTGGTTGCGGAGGACATAGATGGACCGGAAATCGAACTCACTCTGAATGTGACCGGCACGAGTTTCACGGCACGGATTACCGACGCGTCGTACATCGTGAACGTACGATACTCACTCAACGCTGATTTGGAAATGGACCGCGTAACGACTTATCAACAGTGGACAAATGTCAATATCGAAGAACTTTCCAAGGAAGTTGTAACACACCAAGAGATATTTGTTTTTTACAAAGACGATACGAACGTAAATCCGTTTCTGGTCTCTGCTGCCGCTTCCGATCATACCACCACCTCTTTCAAACTATTCGTAGAATCAACCGACATTCTAAACAACAAGACGTTACAAGTTCGGACCATTCTACTAAATTAACCTTTTAAAAAGTTAAATAATAAAGGAAATAATGGTATTCGCCTGTTGTTTTTTCAAACAAAAACCTAAAGTATTAAAAAAACCCAACGCTTGGGCTACTACTACTTCATTGTTTCCCGCGTCGGCGCCTGGACATTTGTACGTGATCAAAGAACGCGAGTTTCTGAAAACGAACGAACACATCTTGAAAATCGGGAAAACGACATGTATAAAAAATCGCATGCCCGCGTATCCCAAAAACAGCCGCATCATGGCGATTTATTATTGTGGTACGAACATCCACGACGTGGAAAAGCGGTTGATTGATTTTTTTGATAAACAGTTTATAAAACGATCCGACATTGGTAACGAGTACTACGAAGGAACGAGTGAACGAGAAATGGTGTTTCACTTTTTACAATGTATGGTCGAGTGGTGTTCTTCTTGAGTCGGAACACGTTTTTGTTTACTCGAGTGGAAACAACTTGAAATAACACTCCGCACACTTGTCCACATCGTCCAACGCGCGATGGGACTGTTTCCAACCGGCGCGGCGGTCGCACAAAGTGTGGTACAGATCCACGAGTTTAGGGTACTTGACCAAATTAAGTCGCGTTTGTGCGGTTTTCATCGTACAAACTTTATGGGCGCTCACAAGAGTCTGAACGTCCAAGAAATTGAAATGCACGCGTTCTTGTCGTGTTACTTGTTCTTGTGTTTCTTCTTCCCCCGCAAGGACGATGCGCCAAATTTCAGAGAGCATGATGTTCAGATCAAACTCCATGTTATGACTTACTAACGTGTCACAGCGTTCGACGTCCATCAAAAAGTTTGCAATCACAAAATCGATACGCGATCCGTACTGTTCGGCGGTTTCGTGTTTGATTCCGTGTATGTCACTGTTTTCGATTTGGAATCGGTCCGGTTTCACAAGAACCGATACCGCTTTAACAAGCATGTTATCGGCATCAAAGACTTTGTACGCGAGTTCCACCACACGAGCGGTATCAAAAGCGTGGTACTTTTTGGGGTCCGGAAACCGACGATACATCGATTCACGAACGGGAAGACCGGTCGTTTCCACATCAAATACGAGAGTTCCAGGCATATCTTTATTTATTTGGTTTTTTAATTCGGTTTGCTTTTGTATTTGTTGGAATTTGATTCTTGCTTACCTTAAGTCTACCAGACTCTTTAAGTTAATTTAAGCAAGAAAAAAAAAAGGATTACAATATATTATACTCTGAATATGGCTAATAAAGTGACTATTAAAAAGGGCGAGTACGTACGTGTTACGACCGGCGGGAACCATACGCGGTGGTACTACTACTCTTGAGAATTTGGACTGAACACCATCTTGAGAATCTCGCGCGACCCTTTGCGAACCGGCGTGACGCGGTGGAGTAGGTCTTCGGGTTTGACCAACACCAACGTACCTTCGCGTGGAACGATGTGTTTCTTAACAAAAGGTCCTTGCATGTACTCGAACACCGAATCGGAGTCGTTATGTAGTGTGAGTACGCCTTCGAGATACTCCGCGTCAATTGACAGGCGCTGGTCGCGGTGCCAGTTCATTCCGGCTGAACCGGTGTAGTACAGACGATACTCGACGGGAACGTCGCGTCTCACGTGGTACCCTGGTAACAGTGTATCCAAACGGTCGTAGAACTCTTTGTTTGAAGCCGGTGTCAAAGTAATCGACTTGCGCCCGCCTTGGCCGACGTGTACGTCTGTGGGTTGTGAAGGTGCTCGTAAACGTGTTCGTAATAAAGGCGCAATCGAATGTTGAATGTCTCGAGTGTCGCAGATGTCGGTGCGATAAATGAAAGGGGGCGAAGACCTCCACCACGGAGACGAAGACCTCCACGGATTAATAATTAAAAATAAAATCAACATAAATAGAACTAGTCTCATTGTTTTTTCTTTTGTTACTCTAAAATTAGTTTACGTTTTTTTTTCTTAACGCCATTTCGAAATGCACGTTTCTCGACAAGAACCAGTACCACGGACGTTCGGGTCGGTACACGCGTCGTTCGCGTCGATAAATTCACAGTACTTGGTCATCTGGTCGCTCGAAGGGATACCCGGGTTGTTTTCGATGAACTTCCCGTACGTGAATTCGTCCGAACAGTTGGTCCCTTCACACGGCATGGATTCACGATCGTTGTCCACTTCACATACGTGCAGGGTAAGATCGGCTGGGTCGATCCCGTAATGACTGACGTTCATGTCTTGTGTGTACTCGACTTGTTTGCGGAACCTTTTTCCAGGCCCACATTTGGTGTTACACATTTCGTAAACGTTCGTGTAAAAGCACATTTTTTTGTTATTAACGTCTGGCGCGGACTCTATGACTTGTGGTTTCACGACAACTTCTTGTTCTTGTTCTTGTTCTTCTTCTTGTTCTTCTACTTTTGCAGGGTTTTTCACCTCTTTTGTACGTTTTTTACGTTTTTTGGAATCCTTCTCCTTCTCCTTCTCCTTCTCCTTCTCCTTCTCCTTCTCTTTTTCCTTTTCCTTCTCCTTCTCCTTCTCCTTCTCTTTTTCCTTTTCCTTCTCCTTCTCCTTCTCTTTTTCCTCCTTTTTGTTGTCGTAGTCTTCGTTAGAGCCGCCTTTCAAAAATAAGAAATAAACACTTGTCATGACGATCACCGCCAACGACAAAAGTAGTATGGAAATCTGAAATGAATCCATGTAATGTGTGTGTATATATATACTTTCTCGTCAGGAATTTTTTTAAAGGATGTGCGCGAGTTTTATTTCACGCGCCGAAACGTTTACGCGCGCCGAATAAAAAAAGGGGGGGAGGGGGTGGTATTTAAAACTCGGGTCGTGGGTAATTCCAATTCACAAAAACACAAAACACACAATGAGACCCACCATGTTTATGTGCATGGTCGTTACCCGCGACCCAATGGACTTGCACGGGTTATACCGCGTGTTGCGCGAGACGTACGACGACAACGTGACTGCCAAAAGTCCCGGTTCATTGGGACAAACGGTACCGGACACAAACCTGTGGCAGATCGGGTCGTTGTCTCTGAAGATAAACACGTACAGTGTGTTTGTGTTCAAGACCAAAGTGAAAATATCCGGCGGGAGTAAAGACTTCAACGAAGAACAAGGAGAACCCAGGGACTACGACGAGTGGTTGGACGAGCATGTCGTGTCGCCGGTGATGCGCGCTCTTCGCACGGAGAGTACGAGTTGGAAACTGTGTCTTCTCAACGGCTCGCATCTACTGGAAGACGTCAACGCGAAGAACTACATGCGTTTGTGTAAAGAACTTCGACCAACGCACCTGTTCTCACGAGTGATTCCACCGACGATGTTCACCGCACCAGAGAGGCGAGGGCGCGTATGTAGCATGTGTATGAAATGCGCGCAAGGCGGAGGGTCCATTCGGTTTGATCATAGCGGGAAAGCCCAAATGTTTGCGTTCAAATCGTTACGCGATATGGACGCATGTGTAAAACATTTAATTGAAATTATCAAAATCACTTAAAGAATAGTACGCCTTGTTAAAAGAGGATGGAGCCGCAATGTTTATGTACGACCCAGCCAATTCGTTTAAACAAAGCGCCCTTCATTTCGCGATTCAAGAAATTGACCAAGACGAGCGTTTATTTGAACTTTTGCCAAAAGCTCGCGACTATATTCACATGACGGATATTTATCACTTGTCGCCGCTCCATTATGCGGTACAATACGACCGCGTACACTTGACTCGCTGGTTGTTGCGTCACGGGGCCAATGTGCGTCAAAAAGATATTTACGGGAACAAACCGGTCCAGTACGCGCGTAGATATTATTCGCAAAATCCGTACCATAACGATATCGTACGGATTTTGTGTTTATACGAAAGAATCCAACAAATAAAATGTAAGATTCGTTGTATCGGTGCTCTAGTGTGCGCGTACTATCGGTCGGTACATAACGTGTGGAAACCGTTTGGTGTGGGTTATTTTATAGCGCGTAATAATTTTGAAAAACAGTAAAAAATGATTTTGACAATAATAAAGTAATGAACGTTGACCAGCTGGCCGAATCGATATTTGTGAAAAACCGGTACAACAGGGAGATGTCGTTCGATCTCAATCAATGTATGTGTGAAAAACAGCTCGCACACATGTTGTACGCTTTGTTCATGAAAGGGTTGGTATTGTTGTTCGGTCACGATCAAAAATTAACGTTAAATCAAGTCACTGAAGAACAAGTGGAGGTTGTGTCCATGAAATTACGACTCGCACATGTTAAAACGAATGTCCAAATCATAGACAAGGACACGGCGGTGATGCTAGACTATCTCCCGGAAAATACCCACGGGATTCCTTTAGAACTCTATGTCATAAACGCCAGTCGGAAAGAGAATTTCACAAAGTCGGTCACTGACATACGAGACTGTGTATTTCAATTGTACATGAATAGACGTTTAATACGTGTATCATTTGATATCCTCCGGTAAGTACGTTCAATTTAGTGTTCAACCAAATAGTACCTTAAATAATTCACCTTTGATTGCTTCGTCCGTGAGTTGTTTCAAAATTCGTTTGAAAAGAATCATCGACTTGTTACCACCACCGCATGTTTTGACATGATCGTTAATAACCACATCGAAAAGCTCCGAATCGACGTTCAAGCTATTAATGGTATTGTACATGGATTCGGCGTCCTTTTGTTCGAGTTTACGAACGGAACGGTCCCATTCTCTCACGGTACGTACAAACCCCACCACGTCGTCGTTAATAGAGTCTGTATTCAATGGGACCTCGTTGATGTTGAATAGGTCCTTGACGGTTTCGACCATACCGATCGTTTTCTCTTTGGACTCTGTTTCTAAATACTGGTAGAGTCGTGTTTCCACTTCATTGAGTTTTGGTTCGGGTTTTTCTTCTTCTTCTTCAACAACTACTTCTTCCTGCTTCTTAGGCGGCGGCGGTGGAGGGCATTTCTTGTACCACGCGAACAACGCGCACACAACGGCGACCACGACAACCACGGCGGATAACAGATACTTTAGATTCATTTTTAATACAATACTTTAGTTTTTTTTAGTACCGTTAAAACTCACTTCGTCAGCATCAAGGCGTCTACTTTGGCGGTAAGCTCTTGCAAGGCGAGGGTGAGAATAGAGACAATCTTGGGGTAGTCCACGGACTTGATCCCAGTGTTGGGGTTGGTCTGTACGAGACTGGGGAAGTTCTCTTCGACCTCCTGTGCGATGAAACCGTACTCCATCAGCTGGGACTTGTTCGCGTCCTTCCAATGATAGTTCACGGCGTGAAGCTTTGAAACCAGACCGAGTCCGTCTTCCATCGACACGATGTTCTTCTTCAGGGTTCGATCGGACTCGGCGGTGATCGTGTTCGCGGTGATGTTCGTGGTGTAAATGTTGGCGTTCGCACCTCGGCGTTCAAACACGGTGTTGTTAATAATCACTTTGGTCTCGTCGCCGAAAGAGTTGATGTAACTGTCAACGTTGGCGAGGCTGAAGTCGACGTTCCCGTTAATCTGGAGAGACAGACTTTCTCCGTTGGACAGACCGTCCGCACCGTAACCGGTCTCGTACCTAAGGAGTTCGGCGTTCACCATAATCTGTTTTTCGTCGGACGCGTCGAACTTCATCGCGAGACCACCTTTTTTAAAGGTGGCATTGACGTCGCTGAGGAGCTCTTTGGTCGTGCCTTGTTCGTTCACAAAAGCCAACTCGAAGTCGATGTTGTTGAACTCGATCCACTCCAGCTGCATGATATCACCGGTTGTTCCGTCAATCGTCAAACCGCGGACGTCGTAGGGAGGGCCCGCGAGGACGCCGAGCTTGATGGGATCGTTGGAGGTCACCACAAACCCGTAGTTCGCGCGGGCGGAACCGCTCTTCACGTAGGTGTACGCACCGTTGAGTACTTCGGCGCTCACGTTCATGTCGAACGCGCGCTTCATGGTCAAGGTTTTCCAGTCGGCGACGCCGGCGGAGTCCACGAAAGACTCGATTTCCCAGATACCGTTCAGACCCTTGAAATCGGTCGCATTGTGGGCGTACTTGTCGGTGAACTCGACACCGGTGTAATAGGACGTCGAGTTGTTGATGGAGGTTTCGTCCAAGTGCATAATCAGCACGCGCTTCTTGGGGATCGCGGGACCCGTAGCCTCGGTACCGGACGCGGCGATGGTCGCTAGTTCGGTCGCGTCTAACGCAACACCGTCGAATATAATCTGTTTATCACCGACCGCATCTTCCAAGTGAAACTTTAACTCACACATATCATCACCATCGGCGTTGGGATCCTTCTTGACAAACTCAATCGCGTAACTGGTGAACGTACCAAAGGCGTTGTCGATAGCCTTGTCAAAGTCGCTTGGCGCACCGCCTTCCAAACCACCCGAAAGACTGTAGTCGGTCGCTTTACGGGGCTTGAGACCCTGGACGTTCTCCTGGACAGCCTCGTTCACGTACTTTTTGTTGGCCGCGTCAAAGTCGTTGATGGGCGTCGCGACATTGGTGATGCGGATAGCCTTGCTCGTGGAAGCGCTGGAAAGGTCCAATGTGGTACCTTTGAGGGTGACCGCGCCGCTAGCAGTCTTCGCTTGGATATTGTCGGTAAACACGTTCGTCACGGTGAGGTCGTCCCCGTTAAACTCGGTGTTCTCCACACTCACTTTCAGCGCCCCGTCGTACTTACTGATCTGTGCCGTCTTGACCGTGCTGTTGTTGAACTCGGTGTCTTCAACCTTGACGATACCACCCACGGTCGCGTTCTTCAGCACGTTCGACGCCATGTTCATCGCACCGATCTTGATCTGAGCGGTGCCGGTCATATCGAGAGTACCCGCGGCGCCGAAATCGATGGTACCAGTGCTCATGTTGAGCGTACCCCCGGTGGTCATGGTCTGGATCAGTACGTCGGACACAACGCCGTCGCTCAGGCTCATGGTGGAGGCCCCGCCCGTGGTAAAAGTCAGATTGGTCAGTTCGGTCATCGCTTGATCCTGGATCCGCACCCCTTCGACCGTGATATAACCGCCGTTGTTGTGCTGAATTGTTCCGGTCGGACCAAGAAGATCCACGGTACCCACAGTCAGATTGTCCGTCATCGCCAGATTTTTAAGATCCAGCATGTCGCTCTGGTTCATGTTGAGGGTGCCGGCCGCGGTCATGTTGAGCGTAGCGAGATTGTTAAAGATACCGTCGTTGAGGTCGATCGTTCCAGCCGCGTTGAATGACATATTGGATACAAGACTCATGTCCTTGCTGTTGAAGAGAATACCCTCGAGGTCCACGGAACCACCGGTAGGGTTCTGGATCGTCGGCGCGCTGACTTCGTTGGTCGAGTTGTCCTTGTTAATCACTAGCGTCGTCCCGAGCTTGAGGTTTTCCACGTTTTGAACGTCACCGTCCTTCATATCGAAGACACCGCTGCCGTCCACCTTCATGTTGAGGACATTCACGTCGTTAATCGTACCCTCGCTCATGTTGAGTGTGGAAGCGCCTCCGACGGTGAAGGTTGCAGTGGAGATCTTATCCATCGTCTGTTGGCTGAAAAGGATCTTTTCGATATCCACGGAACCACCGCTAGGGTTGTGAATCATGGGCGCGTCACCGTCACCACCAGCATCCTGAATCATCAGCGTAAGACTGGCGTCGGTGGCACCAAACGTCATGTTTTCCACGTGCTTGACGTCACCGTCCTTCATATCGAAGACACCGCTACCGTCCACCTTCATGTTGAGGACATTTACGTCGTTAATCGTACCCTCGCTCATGTTGAGTGTGGAAGCGCCTCCGACGGTGAAGGTCGCACTGGAGATCTTATCCATCGTCTGTTGGCTGAAAAGGATCTTTTCGATGTCCACAGAACCACCGCTAGGGTTCTGAATCATGGGAGCATCACCGTCGCCACCGGCATCTTGAATCACCAGCGTAAGACTGGCGTCGGTGGCACCGAACGTCATGTTTTCCACGTGTTTAACGTCACCGTCCTTCATGTCGAGGATACCGTTACCGGTGGTCGTCATGTTCAGGTTGGTGATGTGCTTCATGGAACCTTCGACCATATCAAGGACACTGCTTTGGTCGACGAAAGTGGCGTTCTTAATCAAGGTGATGTCTTGGTTCTTGAAGTCGACGCCTTCCAGAACGACACTGTTGCCCATGTCGTTGTTAATCTCGTTGGTGTTGTGGAGACGAATGTCGCCCACGGACAGATCGGTCACGTTAATGATAGCACCGTTCGCCATGTCGATGTTACCGCCGCCCATAAACAGGGTACCTCCGTTGAGATTGATGCTACCGGTATCCTGCGTAAGGGTCATGGTCTTTACGTTCACCACGCTACCGTCCGTAAAATCGGACACGCTGAAAGGAGCCATAGTGATGTTCTGAATGTTGTTAATATCACCTTGGGTCATGTCGAGCACACCGGCGGATTCGCCGAATACGATCGAATCGTTGGTAACATTGAGCATGGCCGTAGCGCCGCTCTCGTAAAACTGCATGGAAGAAACCTGGGTAATGCTACCCTGACTCATGTCAATCGTACCTGCACCGGCCTCGGCCATCACCAAACTGGTCACTTTGGATATCGTGTCCGTTTCGATGTTGGAAACGAACAGCTGACGGGAGTGGATATCAGCGAGTTCTTCCGGGGTGTACGATAACGTGGTGACGTCCGCTTCGTTGGTGCTGGTGACGGTTCGTTTCGTAAACATGAACCCCGCCTTATCAGCGCCGCTATCAGGACGAGCGACCAGCGATAAGAAGAGCGAGTTGGCTTCGCCAATATATTTTTCAAACTCCATGAGTTCTGGACGCACTACACATGTATCTGTGGATGACATCTTGTTATACATTCTTATACACAAAAAAAATTTTGGTACGTTGTTAATATGTGTGTTTTTTTTTGGCAATTCACCTGATTGGTTTAAAACCCAAACTCACGAGAATTCCAGACCTAAAGCGCCCGGACTCGCGATATTTTTTTTAAGCGACCAGAAGTGGTGTAGATGCCATTCTCTTACACAACTGAGCTTTGGTACCGGTTGTACCCAAACGCATTTGCTCCGCTAGATTCCGTAAGAATTTGAGCGTTTTGTTTTCACATAGTGTCGTGCGCTCGGTAACTTTATTAGAAGGTACGATAATCATCGGACGACCTTTCGCGTTCCGGAATTGTGCGATACGGTCGCAAATGTCCTTTTTGGTTCCCTGTGTACTCACCCCTTGGTCTTCGGCCAGCTTTTTGAGTTGCGTGAGCAACTTGGACGCACATAGGACCTTTTTCAATTGTTTCTTGACCGGTTCGACTACATAATACGAAGTTTTCGGAACAACGCGTGTTTTCAGAGTCGGTGGTGTTTTCGGAGTGAAAGGTTCCATGTTGTTGTTACGGTCATGATTCTCGAGCCAGTTCAGACGGGCATCGCGGTTCGCGTAATCGTTCCTCCACGCGTCCTTCGCCAACGCGACCAGTTGGTTCAACGTCTTGTCGGGATGGTTGTTTTGAAGACGACCAATAACACTACGGTGTTTTGTGAAACGAAGCATCGCCGCCTCGCTATTGGGATCGATTCCCACGTTCCTGTTTGGTAATACTACCGGGTGGTTAGCAAGCCAGTTCCGACGGGCCTCGTGATCGTAATCGTTCTTCCACGCGTCCTTCGCCAACGCGACCAGCTGGTTTTCCGACTTGTTCGGATGGTTGTTACGAAGACGTGTAATAATAGTACGGTGGGTAACAAAACGCATCATCGCAGCGTCGCTGTTGCTGCTACTGGAACGACTGGAGCGAATGGAACGAATACTACCGTTGTTCTTGGACCGCACGCTACTGTTGTTCTTCTTGGAACGACCGGAGCGACTGGAACGAACACTAGCACCGCCGTTATTGTCGTACAACGAATGCAAAAAGGCTGAGTTCGGGGTATTGACCGAAGCAGTCCGCGCGCTGCTCTTCTTGGAACGACTGGATACAGCTCCTGAACGAACACTAGCACCGCCGTTATTGTCGTACAACGAATGCAAAAAGGCTGAGTTCGGGGTATTGGCCGAAGCAGAAGAAGAAGAAGAAGACTTCCGTGCGCTACTTTTTCGGGAAGAGCGACCAGCACTGTTCCTGGATGTGGCTCCCGAGCGAACACTACTCTTCTTGGAACGACTGGACACGGCGGCTGAACGCACACTAGCACCATTGTTACTGCCGTACAGTGAATGCAAAAAGGCTGAGTTCGGGGTATTGACCGAAGCAGAAGAAGCAGAAGAAGAAGAAGAAGACTTCCGTGCGATACTTTTTCGGGAAGAGCGACCATCACTGTTCCTGGATGTGGCTCCCGAGCGAACACTACTCTTCTTGGAACGACTGGACACGGCGGCTGAACGCACACTAGCACCATTGTTACTGCCGTACAGTGAATGCAAAAAGGCTGAGTTCGGGGTATTGACCGAAGCAGAAGAAGCAGAAGAAGAAGAAGAAGACTTCCGTGCGATACTTTTTCGGGAAGAGCGACCATCACTGTTCCTGGATGTGGCTCCCGAGCGAACACTACTCTTCTTGGAACGACTGGACACGGCGGCTGAACGCACACTAGCACCATTGTTACTGCCGTACAGTGAATGCAAAAAGGCCGAGTTAGGGGTACTTTTCTTGGAACCACTGGGTGAGCCAACGATTGAGAATACCGGTGAATTTCGAACGTGTTTGTGGATCCATTGGTTCTGTTGTTCGCCGTTCATGTCGTTCGTCCATATGTTCATAGCGATACGTTGGAGTTCATACAAGGACTTGTCAGGATTGTAAACTTTCAAAAAGTTAATTGTCTGTTTACTTCCTGCGAATCGAAGCATCGGATTTTCGGGAAGACTTTTATTCTTGGAACCTCCTGAACGAACACTGCTTTGCTTGGAACCTACACCACTTCTGGTCGACACAGTTCCACCCGAGCGAACACTGCTTTGCTTGGAACCTACACCATTTCTGGTCGACACAGTTCCACCCGAGCGAACACTGCTTTGCTTGGAACCTACACCACTTCTGGTCGACACAGTTCCACCTGAACGAACACTGCTTCTCTGCGAACCTACACCACTTCTGGTCGACACGGTTCCATCCGAGCGAACACTGCTTTGCTTGGAACCTACACCACTTCTGGTCGACACGGTTCCACCCGAACGAACACTACTTCTCTGCGAACCTACACCACTTCTGGTCGACACAGTTCCACCCGAACGAACACTGCTTCTCTGCGAACCTACACCACTTCTGGTCGACACAGTTCCACCCGAACGAACACTGCTTCTCTGCGAACCTTCTGCAGCTTGGTTGTTGTTGTTGTTCTTGTTTACAGCGATTGCCAATAACCGGCAGATTTCTTTCACAGGTAAAGTCGGGTCGATGTCGTACTTTTCGGCGTACTTTTTGAGGTTCTTTTTCGACATTGTTTTACATTGTCGTCCATCGATGGTCGTTTGAGGGACGCCTTTACGATTCAGTTTGGTACGGATCGTGTTCTTATTCTGTTTATTATTGGCTTCCTTTTCACCGGCAATTTGGACCAGTTGGGGTAAATCGTGTAGACGTTGACACACGGTGCTTATCTTACCCCGAGCAGGAATGCCGTTGATGTTGGCGAGATAAGTCACGAAATTTTTGGGGTACTTATCACACGGTTTCTTGTTGATGAAGAGCGCTCGATCCCTCTTCGAAAAAGTAATTGGAAAATACTTGGAAATGTTGAGGGTTTTCTTAACACGGGTCCTTGTTGTTGCTGTTGTTGTACCAGTTGCTTCTTGAGCTTCTTCCGGTTCCTGGAACGTGACGAGCTCTTGCTCTTGTATGATACGAGCCGCACGGACGATAATATTGTAAGCCGTTTTAATACCTGTAAACGACTTGGCAC